AGGTAGTCCAGATGCATACCAAACGTGCTCTGAACGTTACTGAATCTTTCGTGCCTGAAGCCAACCCTTGGTATGTTCCGTTCGGTTTCTATAATGATCTCAAGAAGATCATCAAGTCGAAACAGTTTTGCCCAGTCTATATCACTGGCCTTTCAGGTAATGGCAAGACGATGATGGTTGAGCAGATCTGCGCCAACCTCAAGCGTGAGTTTGTTCGTGTCAATATCACGAAGCGTACCGACGAGTCTGATCTCATTGGCACATATGAACTGATCGATGGCAATACCATTCGCCGCGAAGGTCCAGTAATCACTGCAATGCGTCGTGGTGCAGTACTTCTCCTTGACGAAGTAGACTATGGTACTGAGGAGATCCTTTGCCTCAATGGTGTACTTGAGGGCAAACCTTTCTTTGATAAGAAGACTGGCGAGATCATCCATGCAGCCAAAGGTTTCACTGTCATTGCGACTGCGAACACCAAGGGTAAAGGTTCAGACGATGGCCGATTCATTGGTGCAAATGTCCTCAACGAGGCATTCCTTGAGCGATTTGCATTTACCTGGGAACAAGAGTATCCCGAGCAGAAAGTCGAGCTCGAGATTGTTAACAAAGCATTCGAGTCCTTCGGTATCAATCAGCCAGAGTTCGCCAACAAACTGGTGACTTGGGCAACTGTAATCCGTAAAGCATTCAACGACGATGCAGTTGACGAAGTGATCTCGACTCGCCGCCTTGTTCATATCGTGAATGCATACAATATCTTTGGCTCTCGCAAGAAAGCAATTGAGATGTGCTTGAACCGTTATGATAGCGAAGTGAAAACCAGCTTCCTTGATCTTTATACCAAGATCGATGCTGAAGCTGAAGCTGTAGCTGTTGTGGAGAATTCAGAGACTCCAGCCGAATAAAGATTTTACTTTTCAATTGAACTGGAGTATAATGAATACATGGTCGGGTAAACTGGCCATGTTTGTTTCCTAACCAACTGAGGTGATTGTATGATGAGTGCTCGTTCTTCTTTTCTGAACTACCTTTCCCGTGGCGAACAAGTTACGACCAAGCAGGCTCGTACCATGTTCAAAGTCAGCAATGTTTCTGATCTTGTCTATCGCCTTCGCAACGAAGGTGTTCCGATTTACACCAATCGGGTGACGACTTCGCGTGGTGAAGAGACCTTTGCATACCGCATTGGCACTCCTAGCCAGAGCTTCGTCCGTAATATGCAGAGTCGTCACATCGCTCGGGCTCGCCGTGCGCTCTATGCTGATGCTCTAATCAGCCAGTAATATTGGCTGTTGATTCTGGGGGACGTAAGTCCCCCTTTTTATTTGCTTCATATGCAAGTTGCATATATAATACTAATACCACCCTCCCAGAGTTTTTGTTATGAGTGTGAATGTAATCGTCGCTAAAACTAAATATGATTGCGAGCATCTTCTCGGTCAATTTGTTGACGAATCACATTATGATATTTTGATTGAAGAAGATACTGATTGTTACAAGATTCCTCCTTGTGATGCTGTAACAAAAGCAACTTGTGAAACTGAGTGTGAAGATTGCCCTTCGGGCGCTAACGAAGCGACAATCGCATTTAAATTCCGAAAGAATTTTTTTACTAACAAGGAACAGAAGCAAGCATATCTAGGGTTGCGCGATGCAGCTGCACCTTCGCAAAATCGAGGGTTGGCCGCTGGACCCAAAGGCGAGAAATGTCTTAATCGCGATTGGGTCAATGAGTTCCAACTTCAGGTGCTTGATCTTTTTGCCAAAATACCTGAATCAACTATTGAATTTGATATTGCTGATGAAGTTGCCTTGCTTCGTGAGAAGTTTTCTAACACTGAATCACCAAGAGGATTAGTTTGGTTATCTGCAAAAATTAAGAAAGACGAATTTGTATTTGAGAATTGGTTGGAGTCTGTTCTAAAGATGAGCCCTGCTGATAGAAAGGCATCGGCTCTAAATGTAGAAAAGAAATATATCTCAGATACGACCTATGCCAACCAAGTCTTTTCAGGAATTGCTGGCTGGTTCGATCGATACCCGAGGATTCCATATGGACGAGCAACAGCCTATACGCAAAACAACTTCGACAAATTCAAGATGGCATTTCCATTCCTTCAGTCGCTCAACCGAGGATTTCGAGAATTACTTCCATTACGTTGGCAAGCCCAAAGATCTGCAGCAGATCGTATTGATGCATCGTTCCTTGTTCCAGGGACTGTTTTCACAACGATCACAGTAAATAAAAATTTCCAAACTGCATGCCATCGAGACGCTGGTGATTTTTCTGATGGCCTAAGTAATCTTCTTGTACTATCGAACGATGGCAAGTATACTGGCGGCTATTTAGTTTTTCCTGAGTATCGTATTGCTGTTAATGTTAGGCCAGGTGATTTGCTACTGGTAAACAACCATGAAATTATTCATGGCAACACTCCGATTGTTGCTGAAGAAGGATCAGAACGCATCAGCCTTGTTTGTTATTTTCGTGAGAAGATGCTTGAACTTGGCAGCAAAGAATATGAAGATATCCGTTTCCAGTATGTAGAAGCTCGACGCAAGAACAAAGAACATCCACTATGGCGCCCACTTTGGAATGGCGTATCTGAGAATATGTGGAATCAGCAAGAGTGGTATGATTTTCTTCGTGATACTGGCGGCGAAGAAATGTTGAATAAGTATCACCCACAAGAAAAAGAAAAAATTTCTACGCTTGAAGATCTATTTGAATAATAGAGGTTACTATGGATTATAGAATAGCAATTCCTAGCTATCGTAGAGCATCAGGAGTTCGTGAAAAAACTCTTGCTGTGTTGAGTAAGCATAACATTGATCCTGAGAGGGTAACAGTTTTTGTTGCTAATGAACAAGAGTATGATGACTATGCCAAAGAACTAAAAAATACTCCATATAAAAATATTGTTGTTGGAGAAATTACTCTACAAGCTCAACGTAGAGTGATCCAAAAGTATTATCCAGTAGGAACAAACTTAGTTTGTTTTGATGATGATGTATATGATGTCTTACGCAAGGTTGATGATAAAACTGTAGTTCCAGTGGAGAACCTTGAGGAACAAGTTATCTTTCGCGGATTCAACGAATGTATAAAGCATAATGCATATCTATTTGGTGTATATGCAGTCAACAATCCTATGTTTATGAAAAACAGAGTTTCAGTAGGATTGTATTTTTGCGTTGGTGCTTTATGGGGAGTCATTAATAGACACGACTCAGATCTAGTTTGTACTATTGACGAGAAGGAAGATTACCAAAGAACATTGCAACATTATTTGAAAGATGGTGCAGTTATTCGATTGGATGATGTTACAATTAAGACTAAATACTATAACGAGCCAGGTGGAATGCAAGGCACTGATGCTCGTAAGGAAGAGAATATAACCAAAAACGCTAAGTTGTTAGCGGAACAGTATCCTGATCTTTGTACCATGTATATCCGTGAGTCTAAGAACAGAGCTGAACTCAGATTGCGCGATACTAGACCAAAAGTTGAAGTTGGTGCAACTCTAGAAGATTTTTTTGGTTGATATATGTACTTTATTTTTACTTGGAGTGACTAATTATGAATCTAGAAATTTCCCTCGACGATTTGCGTAAACATAAACTCTTTGTTGCCACTCCGATGTATGGTGGACAATGTTTTGGTATGTATTGCAAATCAGCACTAGACCTTCAGGGTTTGTGTTCTAATTATGGAATCGAAGTTCGATTTTCATTCATCTTTAATGAGTCGCTAATCACTCGGGCTCGAAACTATCTGGTAGATGAATTTCTGCGTTCTGGGTTTACGCACATGTTGTTCATTGACTCAGATATTCACTTTGATCCGCGTGATGTTATTGCACTTCTAGCACTTGATCGCGACATCATCGGCGGACCATATCCCAAGAAGTCAATCAAGTGGTCTTCAGTCAAGCAAGCAATTCTTAATAATCCAAACATCGAGCCAGGTGAGCTTGACAAAGTAACTGGTGATTACGTGTTCAACCCAGTTCCAGGCACTGATAAATTCTCAGTTGCCGAGCCAGTAGAAGTTCTTGAGATTGGTACTGGTTACATGATGATCAAGCGCCATGTGTTTGAGAAGTTTGAGGCTGCGTATCCAGAGCTTCGATATAAGCCTGATCACGTTGGCCAAGATAACTTTGATGGTTCGCGGTATATCCATGCATACTTTGATACTGTAATTGATCATGGTAAGTCAGATCGATACCTATCAGAAGATTATATGTTCTGTCAGTGGTGGCGTAACATTGGTGGTCAGATCTGGCTCTGTCCTTGGATGAAGACTCACCATATTGGAACCTATGCATTTAATGGAGATCTACAAGCAGTAGCGGGGCATATTGGTTCTCTCTAACAGGAGATTATATTATGATTATTGGTCTTGTTGGATTAATTGGTTCGGGAAAGGGCACTGTCGCAGACATCCTTAGTGGCAACTATAACTTTCGGAAAGAAAGTTTTGCGGCTGGTGTAAAGGATGCTGCGGCAGTGATCTTCGGATGGAACCGCGAGATGCTTGAGGGTGAAACCAAAGAATCTCGAGAGTGGCGCGAAAAGCCTGACGCTTGGTGGAGTGAGAAGTTTGGCTACTCTTTCACTCCGCGCCAAGCATTACAATGGATTGGTACTGAGGCTGGTCGTGATATTTTCCATCCAGACTTGTGGATTCTCTCATTGATGAAACGAGTCAATCCAGAAGAGAACTATGTCATTGCTGATGTGCGCTTTCCTAATGAAATGGTAAGAATAAAAGAGTTGGGCGGATTCATCGTCTGGGTTTCCAGAGGAGATTCACCTGAATGGTTTGATGTTGCCAGAAAGCAAAATGCATCAGTTGTAATGGCTGAAAAATATCCAGAAGTTCATCCTAGTGAATATTCTTGGGTACAATTTATGGATTTAGTTGACTTTACAATAAAAAACGATTATACTTTAGATGTGCTTAAAGACGATGTCTTTGAAATGTATGAATCCTTCAATTATGAACTTGACCACAAAGTGAGGCTATCATGAAACTAAGTGCTAACACTCTTGAGATTCTCAAGAACTTCTCCACAATCAATCAGGGCATCAGCGTAAAGGCTGGTTCTTCAGTTGGTACTGTGTCTAATATCAAGACTGTTCTTGGTATGGCAACGGTCGAGGAGAAATTCCCAAAAGACTTTGCCATCTATGATCTAAACAAGTTTCTTGCCAAGCATTCATTGTATGGTGATTGTGAGCTAGATTTCCAAGAAGATCGAGTTGTATTTGTATCAAGCGATAAGAAGCGTTCTGATTACATTCGCTATTGTTCGCCAACGTTGATTACAACTATTCCTGCTACTAAATCTCTTGCCGTTGATCATCCTGACTATTCATTCGAACTAACGCAGAAAGATCTTGACTGGCAACGTAAGAGCGCAGGAATTTCTGGTTCACCAAACTTTGTATTCAGAAGTGATGGTAAGAAAATTCAGTTTGTATCAACTGATATTAAAGATGACTCCTCTGACGTTTCTAGCACAACTATTGGTGATGGAGACGGTGCTACTTTTGAAATTGTGATGAAGGTAGAATACTTCAAGATGCTTGATGGCGACTATCAAATTGATATTGCTAAGAAAGGTCTTGCTAAGTTCACTAATAAGAACAAGAAAGTTGTTTATTACATTGCTATTGAATCTTTGCAATCCACTTTTGGTTGAGGTGAAATATGATTCGCACATTTAGCCCGAAAGAAAAGGCTGACATCAAGAACTGCTTGCAGGAGATCTCAAACTCTTATACTCGCATTGAGGCAGAGCGCGATAATATCAAAGCTATTCTTGATCGAATGGAAGAAGAGTTTGAGATGCCAAAGAAGCTTTCGCGCAAACTTGCCCGAGTTTACCATAAGCGCAATATTGCCGAAGAAACTGCAGCAATGCAAGAACTGCAGGAAACATATGAAGATGTAGTTGGCTAAATACTATGGGGATGTGTCGCAAGGCATCGGTAAGAACCAGACTGCTCGCCGAGGAATTCACCCTCCCATCCCCATCTCTCACTATACTATGGATATATTATGAATATTAATTTGTGCGGTGAACCAATCCTAAAGTATAATATGCAAGACTTGCTCCTGAGTTTGAGTTGGGAGTTTCTCTCGAACGACTCAAACTTAATGTCGTTGCCAAATATAAGAAGAGAAGATGGTAGTGTAAATAGTGAATATTTGAGATCTACTTTTAATATTCATGCAGAACAGTTTGGGTTTAAAACTGCCAATCGCCCTGGCATTTATATCTTAATGAATACCAATGGCATTGAAATTCCAAAATGGATTTATGTTGGATCTTCTCGAGAAATTTCTGATAGAATTGCTAGAAATTGTAGAGATCTGGTTGGTATCAGAGATGAACATCAAAAACTGGGGCATTATAATCATATCAGATTATATCAAGAACTATTCGGTTTAAATTTTCAACACCTAAAAGTTTCTGCTTATCTATTTCCAGATTGGATGACTAAGAGTTTTGAACAGATTGAACGAATTCAACCAGGAAGTTTCGAAGAAGTATTGAGGAAGACTGAAAACCATATAATCAAAATGCTAAGAAGGCAATATGGTAATTCCGTCGTTAATCTGAAAAATGCAACCACTAATGTACAGGAGAAAAAGAACAGAGAAGACGTGAAGAACGCAATCAATATACTTGAACTTTTTGATGATGTGGGGTGATATATATGAGCGAATCGCTATGGGTCGAGAAGTATCGACCAAAGACTGTTGAAGATTGCATTCTGCCTGAAAACCTAAAAAACACTTTTCAAAAATACGTCGATCGAAAAGATATTCCAAACCTTCTTCTCTGCGGCACAGCAGGCGTAGGTAAGACTACAATTGCCAAAGCACTCTGCGAGGAAGTTGGTTGTGATTATCTGATGATCAATGGTTCGGACGAGTCTGGTATTGACACGTTCCGAATGAAGATCAAAAGCTATGCGTCAACAATGTCATTTGGTGGTGGTAAGAAAGTTATCATCATTGACGAAGCTGACTACCTGAATCCAAACTCAACTCAGCCAGCTATGCGTAGCGCGATGGAAGAGTTTGCTCATAACTGCACGTTCATTATGACTTGCAATTATAAGAATCGAATCATCGAACCTCTGCATTCTCGCTGTGCTGTTGTTGAGTTTAAACTGCGCAAGGATGATAAGCCAGCAATGGCCAAGCAGTTTATGAAGAGAGCGATGGAAATTCTCAAGCAAGAGAGCGTTCCGTTTGAAGTGCCTGTTCTGGCTGAAGTTATCAAAAAGTATTTCCCAGACTATCGTCGAGTTCTTAATGAGCTTCAGCGGTATTCTGCAACAGGAAAGATCGACGTTGGTATTCTTTCTCATGTGGCTGATCTTTCAATTGCTGAGTTGGTTTCTGCGCTGAAAGAAAAAAACTTTGGTGGAGTGCGCAAGTGGGCTGCAGAAAATGGAGACGATCCAACTGTGGTATTCCGCAAGCTCTATGATAACATGTATGATATTCTTGACCACGATAGCATTGCTCCTCTGGTTTTGATTCTGGCCAAGTATCAATATCAGGCTGCGTTTGTTGCCGATCAAGAACTAAACATGGTTGCCTGTTTGACTGAAATCATGGTTGAATGTGGATTCTCATAATGGCCGACCTCTTTAAAGAAATCATACCGAGCATTCTGCAAAAGAAGGAAAACGTTCTTCTGACCGAACAGGATGAGAAGTCCTATCCTAAGTTCATGGTCGGGCGAGCCTTGTCTAACTATCAAGATACAGTTCTGGTTGCAAATGAACTCAATCTGTATCCAAACCTAGACAATAAACTCCACTATGATTTTTGCCTAAATATCATTAAGCCTTTTAAACGTCCATTTGCTAAATGGCACAAGAAGGTCGAAGCCGCTGATTTGCAGGTTGTTAAAGAATACTATGGCTACTCCGATGCCAAGGCACTTGAAGCTCTCAGTATTCTTAGCGATGAAGATATTAGCGAGTTGAAGAAAAAAACATATAAAGGTGGTTAACATGGGCATCGAAAATCTTGTCGAAGTGCAACTAGAAGAAAGAAATGACTTTCTGAAAGTTCGCGAAACGCTAACCAGAATTGGTGTAGCTGCAAAGAACCAAAACGTTCTTTATCAATCTTGCCACATCCTCCACAAACAAGGCAAATACTATATCGTGCACTTCAAAGAGCTGTTCGCTCTTGATGGTAAACCTGCCAGCATCAGCGAAAACGATATTGCTCGCCGCAATACGATTACCAATCTAATCGCTGAGTGGGGATTGGTGAAGATTGTTGATAAGAGTAAGACTGCTGATCCTATTGTTCCGATGGGGCAGATTAAAGTGTTGGCTCACAAAGATAAGAATGATTGGACTTTAGTATCAAAATATAATATTGGTAAGAAGAAAAAAGTCGAATCTTGATATAAATAATATCGGATGCCTTCGGGGTCCATATTAATTAACTTGCTTATTTAAGGAGTTCCAAATGACGAACAGAGCCGCATCACTTTTCAATTACGACCGTTTCTTTGCAAGCACACTAGGCTATGACAGCCTAATTGATCACCTACATCGAGCTGCTGAAACAGCCCAAGTCCAAACATCTTCTTATCCTCCTGTGAACATCATTCGTGATGAAGAAGATGAAAACAAGTATATCATTGAGCTTGCAGTATCAGGATTCCGCAAGGAAGAAATTGAAATCAAAGTTGAGAAGAACTCACTAAAGGTCTTTGGGAAAAAAGAAGAGAATGAGAAGCGCCGATACCTAATGCAAGGTATTGCTGCTCGATCATTTACTCGATCGTTTATCCTAGCCGATAGTGTGGTGGTGCATGGTGCTGAATTGGAAGATGGCGTCCTCTCAATTCAACTTGAGAACGTTATCCCAGAGCAGCACAAGCCACGAGTGATCCCAATCCAAACGCCAAAGTTACTATCACGTGAATAATCGATTTGTCGATTTTTATTTTGATGTAGCCAGGAGAGTTGCAAAACTCTCAAGAGCCAGAAGGCTCCAGGTAGGTGCGGTGATTGTAAAAGATCACCGCATCCTATCTTATGGTTTCAACGGCACTCCTTCTGGGTTTGACAACGACTGCGAAACTCTGATACCTGCAGGAACTGAGGTAGATCTGGATTCCAGGAGTTATATTGAATGGCCTGAAACATTAGTTACCAAACCAGAAGTCATTCATGCTGAGATGAACGCAATCTTAAAGGTATCAAGAAGTCACGATTCAACAGAAGGAGCCACAATGTTTCTAACTCACTCTCCATGCATTGAGTGCGCTAAGGCAATCCTGCAAAGTGGAATTGATGCAGTATACTATGATCTTGACTATCGGAAGAACGATGGGATATCCTTACTGCTCAAGGGGGGTCTTACTGTAATTTCAAATGAAAGGTGGTTAAATGATCGAAGAGCAAGAACTGATCAATCCCAAACTGAAACGTCAACGGAGATTTCAACAAAAAATACGCAGTAAAAATAAGTGGAAAAAAGTTGCTAACAGACTATCGAATGAGTTACAATTAAGTGAGAGATATGACTGGATAAGAAAGGCTACTGGTATGATGACTAATCATGGTAAACTTTGTTCTTGTCATATGTGTGGTAATCCAAGAAAATTCTTTAACGAAAAGACTATCCAAGAACAAAGGTCTGATGTAAAATACAGAGAACGGTATGGTGAAGAAAATATATCTTGATATGGATGGTGTGATAGCTGACTTTGATAAACGTTTCATTGAGTTGCATGGTGTTCCTCCAGGGCAAGTTCAAGGAACGTTTACAAAGTCAGAGTTCTGGGAAATGTTTGTTAAGGGCCGCCACTTTGAAACTCTAGAGTGGTTCCATGAAGGCAAAGAACTGTATCAGTTTCTCAGTTCTTTCAGAATTCCAATAGAGATTCTTTCATCAAGCGGCGGCGAACTTTTCTATGATGAAATCACTGAACATAAAACTAGCTGGCTTCGAAACAATAACATCCATATACCAGTTAACATTGTTCCTGGTAAAAGATACAAAAAAGACTTTGCCCATGAACATCATCTTTTAATTGACGACACATATAGAAACGTAATAGAATTTGAAGAAGCTGGCGGAAAGGCAATCCTTCATCAAAATCTGAAAGATACTATGGAGCAAGTGTATGAAAGCCTATATCGGTAGTTATCCTAAGAATCCTGACAAGGAACGCAAGATCAGAGTTCGCATTGATAAGTGGGATACTTGGTCAATGGATTCTACATTGGCATTTATCATCTATCCGATGCTCAAGCAGTTGAAAGCTACAACACACGGCGCACCTAGTGATATGCCTGCTTTCCGACAAACCTCAGACTCTATTCAGTTAGCATTTCCTTTTTATGCTGAAGAAGATGCTACGGCATGGGATGCTGGTCATCAGCAGTGGATGGATACTCTCGACAAAATGATCTGGTCATTCTCCCAGCTTGTTGAAAACAACGGCGATTGGGAAGACCAGTTTCACTCGGGCGAGCATGATGTCATTCATGTTCCTGTCGACAAAAATGGCAACGAAGTGCCAGAGAAGGATGCTGAGTTGTTTGAGTTGAAGCGTGGCCCAAAAGACACTCATGTTTTTGATTATGAAGGATATCTGAAACATCGCGAGAGAATGCAAGAAGGATTTGATTTGTTCGGCAAATACTATTCCAATCTTTGGGACTAAAGAGGAATTAAAATGATTAAGACGGCACTGTTGCATGGTATTCAAGCACTAGTCATTCAAGCAATTGTTTTTGTAATAACTAAAGATCTTGCTCTTGGGGCAGCTCTTGCAATTGGACTTTTTTATGGACGAGAAAATGCACAAGCGCAATACAAGTATGCTAATGGTCGATCAATCAAAGATCTAAAACCAAAAGAGTGGCAACTTAATCCACTGAAATGGAATAAAGACGGATTGCTCGATTTTATTGTTCCTTCTATTGTTGTTATTGTAACAACCATTATTGGATTGCAGTTCGACTTTCACTGATCATTGGGACTTTAGCTCAGTTGGTTAGAGCACCCGACTCATAATCGGATGGTCGTTGGTTCAAGCCCAACAAGTCCCACCATTCATAAGTCATTGATTTTATTAGAATTTCTGTTTTGAGTGTGGTTTGCTAAGTTGTTGATTTTATTAGAGTTTTTCGAGAGAGGGTTCTGGTGCGGGGACTACTGCGCTCTGACGGTCTACTGGCAAAGGTTTGCTGCTAAGTCATTGATTTACTGTGAAAAAACTTCTTATGAATCAGTAACTTAGCTCAGATGTTGCTGGCTAGCCCTTTTTGTAAGTCTTTGATTTCATTACGTTTTTTGTTATATTTTTTTCTGCTGATACCAGTATAATGGAAACTGTAAGGTGATTGAAACAAAGGTGAAATGAAATGGCTCGTGTGAAAGTTAGCAAGGTTCCCGTCGGCGAGCGGGTGAGTGATGTGACCCGTATCCTCCGCGAGAGCGGGAGCGAGAAATTTCCATACAGCAGAGAGGCATTTGCGTATGCGTGTGGGTATCTGGAGTCTACGCTCAAGCGTGCTCTTGAGATGCTGCCTCCTGGCAAGCGTGAGAAGTTTCTGGCCGACCTCGAGAAGCAGGTCCGCCCGAAGACCAAGAAGGTCAAGAATCTCATGACTGGTAAGGAAGTTGAGATCCCGTACGACACTCCGCGTTGTGCAGATCCCAGCACTGAACTCTACTGGAGCATGTAAGATGAACTGGAATCTTGAAGGTCTGACTATCACGGGAACGTATCTCGAAACGTTTCCTATCGTCGGTAAGGTTGAGCTGTCACGCGTCAAGTATGGTGGCGGAGTTTCTCACCATATCGTGCTCGATCAACCGATTGAAGTATTCGGCGACATGCGCGACCGAGTGATCCTTGACCACCGCGATGTTACCAGCGTGAAGTCATGAACTTCCTTGACACAAATGGCGTCAAAGATCTAGTGCTGCTGGAGCCCAAGGTCTTTGGCGACGACCGAGGATATTTCTTTGAGTCTTGGAATCGTGAGCTGTTTGCCGCTGTAGGCATCAGTAAAGTATTTGTACAAGATAATCAAAGTCGATCTCAGCGCGGAGTTCTCCGTGGTCTACACTATCAGACTCGATACACCCAAGGCAAACTGGTTCGAGTAATCAGCGGCGAAGTGTTTGATGTGGCTGTAGACTTACGCAAGAACTCAAGCAGCTATGGTAAGTGGTTTGCCACAATATTGTCAGAACATAACAAACGCATATTCTGGATACCGCCAGGATTTGCCCATGGATTCTTGGTGCTGAGTGAAACAGCTGATCTAGTTTACAAATGTACCAGGAAGTACAGCCCAAAGCATAATGTATGTATACGCTGGGATGATCCAGATCTAAACATACAATGGCCAATGCAACCTAATAGTCTGTCAGCCAAAGACTCTGCTGGAATTCTATTCAAGGACGCACCTAAATTCTAGGAGATTCTATGATTCAGTACATTGATCCGTTTGACCTATATAAAAAAGAAGTCATGAAAATTCTACAAATCGATGCGCTGAGTGCTGTGGATTCAAGTTTGTTATTTGCCTGCTACAAAAACAACTTCACACCTCAAGTCGCAGCGGAAGAGCTAGAAAGTTTCTGGTATTCTCCGATCGAAGAAGATTATAATTTTCATGGAAATTATGATTAATTGCACTCGTAGCTCAGTAGGATAGAGCAGTAGCCTTCTAAGCTATTGGTCAGAGGTTCGAATCCTCTCGGGTGCGCCAATATGGAGGTGTGATGTTCAATATACTACCAATATACAACCCTGGAGTTCTGGAAAGCAGAATTCCCAATCACATCTTTGAAAGATTAAAATCTGATTGCCTTTCTGGTGTTGCTAAGAAAGATACATACAATCACAATCTAATTTCATACATTCGAGAAGAATATCAATACGATCACCATAGCGATCTAGAACTAAGCAATTTTCTTTTAGAGATGTATCGATCCTGGCGCAATACATTTTCAGTAGATCCAGACCACGAGTTAAGAGATAATCAGTATCCAGTAATCAATGACATTTGGATCAACTACCAAAAGAAAGGTGAGTACAATCCAAACCACATTCATGGTGGGAAAGCATCTTTTGTTATTTGGGTTAATATTCCATATGATATTGATGAAGAACTGAAGGTAGATTTTCATGAGAAACCGCAAACTCCAAGAGTTGCAGCATTTGAACTCACATATTCAACTCACACTATGGGCTTGAGCTCCCATCTAATTTGGGTAAACAAAAGAGACGAAGGGAGAATAATTATGTTTCCTGCTAATATGACTCATTGTGTCTATCCATTTTTCACTTCAGATGAAACTAGAATTTCTGTAGCTGGAAACATGAACATTGTAACAGGAGAATAGCTGTGCAAAAATTCCATGTTGTTTGTCCATTAGCGAGGTTTGATAATGTACCAAAACTTTATAATGCATTAAAGGGGCACAATGTTTTTTGGCATATTGTGACTGATGACGATAATCCGAAATCCCATGAGTTCGTACCACCACAAGAAGATTGGATTAAACACCATATTTGTCATAACGATAGGGAACTATTTTGGGATAGGTCTAATACATCTCTCAATTGGTTCCTAGATAATTATCCTTTAGAACCAGAAGATATGTATTGTTTTTTGAATGATGATGATGCATACGAGCCAGATTTTTTTGACAAACTGCGAAATGTGATATATAATTTCCCATATGAAATTAATGTTATCATCACTTCAATGAAACGAGGCGATGAGATTCCAGAAAGCGTGAAAGGAACCAACCGCCATCACCACACAAATACTTTGATTGCCCATCCAATTTTTATGCAGCCGATGAAGGTTGGGCTTGAACAAATTTTAGTCAAGGGTAAGGTTCTTGATCTAGGATTTAGATTCCCAAGGTATGATTGTGGCGATGGTATGTTGATTACAGCAATAACACAACAAGTACATACCATGTATTTACCAGAAGTTTATGTTTGGTTCAATTATTTCGAACCAGGGAGATGGAGGAACATCGATGTCTTCGAAAAATGATATAACAGGAGATCTTATTAAAACCAAACCCTCTAGCCAAAAATATAGGGAAAACTGGGAAAAAATATTTGGCAATAAAAAGCCTAAGAAGGTAAAAAAATGAAAACAGCATTAATCACAGGCATCACTGGACAAGACGGAAGCTATTTGGCTGAACTCCTATTAGAAAAGGGCTATTCGGTACATGGTATTATCAGAAGAAGTTCTGATTCAAACCATAAACACATAGCAAAAATTAAAAACAAAATAACTCTACATCAGGCTGATCTATCCGATAGTATTTGTTTGGCAGCAGTTATTGCTTTGGTTCGCCCGCATGAGATCTATAATCTAGCAGCTCAGAGTCATGTCAAGATCAGTTTTGAGGCGCCACAACATACAACTGATATTAATGCATTGGGGCCACTTCGTATTCTTGAGGCAATTCGAGCGTTAAATCTTAACACTAAATTCTACCAAGCAAGCACTAGTGAAATGTTTGGTATGGTACAAACAGCCCCTCAAAACGAAGAAACAGTTTTTCGACCAGCCAGCCCATATGGTGCTGCTAAACTCTATGCACATTGGTTAGTGATTAACTACAGGTTGGGGTATAATATATTCGCTTGTAATGGTATCCTTTATAATCATGAGTCGCCGCGCCGAGGCGAATTGTTTGTGACGCGCAAGATAACCAAAGGATTTGTTGATATTGCTATGGGTAAAATTAAACCAATTGAACTTGGTAATCTTGATAGCCTTAGAGATTGGGGTCATGCTAAAGATTATGTGAGGGCAATGTGGCTGATGCTACAGCAAGACAAGCCAGATGATTATGTTATTGCAACAGGAACACAAGCCAGCGTCAGAGATTTCTGCAACTACTCTGCAGAATATTTTGATATCCAACTTGAGTGGGAAGGGTCTGGCGTTGATGAATTCGCAAGAAATAAAAAGACTGGTGACATTCTTGTTAAAGTAAATACAGATTTTTATCGTCCAGTCGATGTCGTTAATTTACTAGGAGATGCTTCGAAGGCAAGAAAGGTTCTAAAGTGGCAACCTAAATATTCTTTGAAGGATCTTGTATCTGACATGTGTAAATCTGATTTAGACAATATTTGAGGAGTTTTTATGAAAAAAGTTCTTGAGCTTGGAGATCATTTTGTTAGCGACTTTGTTAAACCTGGATCTGATTATAGGGCTGGAAAATATAGTCTAGATCTATATCTTGATGATGAAATTGGAGCGGCTAGGCTAGCTCAAACGGTTCCACTTGATAAGATGTATGGCCAATATTGGTATCGTTCTGGTATTAACGCTAGCATGACCAAACAACTCAATGAGATCGTCGACGAAATTACTAGTAGAATTAAAGTGAACTCTAATGATGTTTGGGTTGATATTGCATGTAATGATGGGACAATGTTTAAGTTCATTCCCCAAAATGTTATCAAAATTGGTATCGATCCTGCCGATGATTCCTATGTCGCAGAAAGCAGCAAATTTGCAAATAAAGTCATTCAGGATTTCTTTTCTAGAGATGCTTATAATAAAACTGGATTTGGTCATAAGCAAGCTAAAGTAGTAACTTGTATTGCTATGTTCTATGATCTAGAAGAGCCAAGGCAATTCATCAGGGATGTATATGATATTCTAGAAGATGATGGTGTGTTTGTTATGCAGATGAGCTATACTCCGCTGATGCTTAAACAACTTGCATTTGACAATATTTGTCATGAACACGTATACTATTATGGTTTAAAGAGTATTAAGAAACTGTTTGAAAGTGAAGGGTTTATTGTTCGTGATTGCAGTTTGAATGATACTAATGGTGGTAGCTTTAGAGTATATTTCCAAAAAGACGTTAGTGATAAAACATCCTTTGGCACCGCCCCACTTCGAGATGTCTGCGATTTCAGAGTGGATTCAATCCTAGCTCTTGAAGAAAAAGAGTGGGATATTTCTGATCCTAAGCACTGGGCAGCTTTCGGTGATAATATCTGGGAACTAAAAGAACAGGTGATGGATTTCCTTCAAACAGCAAAGAAAGAAGGCAAGAAAGTTTATGGTTATGGTGCAAGCACGAAAGGCAACACTCTTCTGCAACTTTTTGGGATTACTCCAGATCTTCTAACTGCTATTGCCGAACGTAGTCCATATAAGTTTGGCTTGACCACAGTTGGAACAAATATTCCGATTGTTAGCGAAGAAGAAATGCGCGCAGCCAAACCAGATTATCTTCTAGTTCTTCCTTGGCATTTCATCGATGAGTTCGTCAAGAGAGAACAAGAATTTGTTAAAGCTGGCGGTAAGCTGGTAGTTCCTTGTCCGAAATTTCAAATTATTGGATAATATATGAATAACCTAAAATTTCCTTTTAGGGGACATGAGTTAATAGAGGCTGGTTGCGGCCAAGCAGGGCAAGATTTATTTGTTCTTGGTATTCTTGATGGTAAAACTAATGGAACCTACCTTGAAATTGGAGCTGGCCCTGCTGTTGAGACAAGCAACAGTTATGTTCTAGAGAAATACTATGGGTGGAGAGGAGCCAGCGTAGAGATTAGCCGAGGCTGGTATGATGAGCATAAAAGGTTCGGTAGAAAACACCACATCGAACTGCAAGATGCTAGAACAATGGATTACCCTGGATTACTTCTACGAGCTGGAATAACTGTTACTGACATTGATTATGCCAGTGTAGATTGCGAACCTCCAAGCGTCACTTTTGATGTGCTAACGAAATTACCATTTGACACTCATCGATTTGCTGTCTTGACTTTCGAGCATGATTGTTATGCTTGGGGCGATGATATCAAAATAAGAAGTAGAGAGTTTATGGAAAGTAAAGGGTATGAATTGATAGTCTCCAATATCAGCCCTATGCAAGAATTGGGTGATTTTGAAGATTGGTATGTACATCCAGATCTAGTATCAAGAGAAGTTATCGATAGGTTCAAGGCCGCCGACAAATCTATTAAATTGTGGAACAAATATCTATTGCTGTGAAGGGTTCATTATGAAAAATATCGCAATTGTTCAGGGGCATAAAAAGCAGTGTGGCGTTTATCAATACGGACTTTCAACATATAAGATTCTAGAAAAAAGTAAAAAATATAACTATCTTTTTGCCCCTGTCAATGGGATTGACGAATTTATCCAGTGGGTTAATATACATAGACCAGATGCAATAATATTCAATTATGATAGCTCTTTGCTAAATTGGTTTAGCGATCATTTAGCAAATCATTTGCCTTGTGTTAAATTTTTAACGATTGGCCATGAACCAACATTTCTACCAAACTTCCAATCGGCAGCTGCTAATTTTTTAATATCACCAAATATTAAACCATTTAATGATAAGTGCGTTAATATACCAAGGCCTGTAGTTGAGATTGATGATATTAAATATAGCCCGCCAAATGGTCCAATTAAAATTGGAAATTTTGGGTTTGGATGGTATACTAAGGAATATGCCAAGATCATAAATCATGTAAATAATCAATTTAAGGATGAGCATGTTATATTAAATTTTAATATTGGCCTTGGTGATTATGTTGATATAACTGGAACTGCTGCTAGGAAGCTAGCTGATGAATGCAGAAGCGTTGCCAATCCAAACATAGAATTAAACATATACCACGATTTTCTTGATATAGAGCATCTTATTTTGTTCTTGAATAAAAATGATATCAATATCTTCTATTATGCGCAGAACAATAATGATGGTCTGGTCAGCAGCAGTACTGATTATGCACTGGCGGCAAAGAAACCTATAGCAGTGAATAGCTCTTCAATGTTTAAGCACATTCTAAGCGATAGAATTGATATTGATAAAACTCCAATCAAAGATATAATCGGCTACGGCCTTGAACCTATATCAGCATATCAACAAATATGCACAGAAGATAACTTCAGAAAATGCTATGAGGATGTCATCTCTAAGTTTCTATAAATGAGGGTTTAGTATGTCTTCTTATGAATTTATGACAAAGTGTTTAGCTTGCAATGGAACAAATCTGAAGTTATTCTGCGATCTTGGCGTACAACCGTTAGCGAATAACCTAAAGAAATCAAAGGAAGAAAAGGAAGAGTTGTTTCCTCTAGCAACAAACGTTTGTTTGGATTGTTGGCACAGTCAACTGACTATTGCAGTTGATCGCGATATGCTATACAAAAACTATCTGTATGTTAGCGGTACAACAAATACTCTTGTGCAAGAATTTGATAAGGTCGCTTCTATTATTGATAAAGAAAATAAATGCGAATCTAAAAAAGTATTGGATATTGCATGTAATGATGGATCGTTCCTTAAAGCATTCAAGAAATATAATTGGGAAGTTGCTGGTATAGATCCTGCTCAAAATATAGTCGAGATGACTGATAAAGAGCTTAATATACTTTGCGATTACTTCCCATCAAATAATATCAAAGATAAGTTCGCAGCTATAACTTGCTTCAATGTTGTTGCCCATATTCCAAATCCTATTGAGTTTGTTAAGAGCTGCGGCAATATTCTTGAAGATGAAGGAACTTTGTATATACAAACTTCTCAGAAAAATATGGTAACCAATGGTGAGTTTGATACAATATATCATGAGCACCATTCATTCTTCACTATCAATTCAATGCAAAAGTTATGCGAAAATGCAGGGCTTTGGTTGCATGATGTTGAGTACAGGCCAGTTCATGGGATTAGTTATTTGTTCAAGATTAAGAAATATCCTCCAACAAATAATGCAGTAGAAAATAAAAAAGCTGAAGAATCTTTGTTATATAAAGAGCATACATATGATCTGTTTAGGATTAGAGTAGAAAACAATAAAAAATCCTTGCTAGAGAAGATAACAAAATCTAATAAAAAAGTTGTTGGATATGGAGTTGCAGCCAAAGGTGTTGTTCGAACAAACTACTTTGGCCTACATCATGACTATATTGTTGATGAGAATCCACTAAAGATCGGTATGGTCATTGGTGGGGTTAACATACCAATTGTTTCTCAATCTTATTTGGCGCAAGATAATGAAGACCTTTTGATTGTGGTTTATGCTTGGAATTTTATTGATGAAATCGCCAATAAGATTAAACGACTCAGACCAAACTGTAATGATGAAATAGTATCAGCTAATTTATGAGGTGATTTATGAAACCCAGAATGTACAAAATTATTGAACGCTGTGTTGATGAGGGCGTGGCTTATGGTTGGAATCGTGCGCACAAACACGTAGACAACCCAACTCCCGAGCAGATCAAAGAACAGATTGCATATTATGTGATGAATGAGATCAGCGAGTGGTTTGATTTCTCAAACGGAGATTTCATGAATGAGTAGCTGGGGTGATCCAATCTACCGAAATATGAAGACCAAACGAACGCTAGATCGTAATAATGGTACGTTTTATGAAAAAGTACCGAAAAAACATAGCATCAAATCATTGATTTTGATCGTAATATGCGTTATAATACCGTTTACATACTATTTGAGTATCTATAGATGAGGAAGTATGGAGCCTGGTTAGCATTAGCACTGTTAGTATCAATTGCCTTTATTTGGGATGTGTTCTTTTTTATTATTAAGCACTTCTATAATCTTTGTGCATATATCGACAAAGCTCTAGAAGAGCCACTTGAAAAACTTGGGAAATGGTATGCTGATATACGTGAACAATAGTTTCAAACCACGCAAGAAGCGCAAGCCGAAAGCTGGACCTGTTGCTGTTAAACTTAGCCGTCGTGAACTCGAAGCACTTTCAACTGCTAAGATTCCATCATACAATACTGGTAAAGTACAGTATGCTTCGATCAGCGTCGATCGAGTTGGTGGCGGCGCTCATCGCAAGAGCATGACTGATCCGATGTTCCTTGCTGGCGAGAAAGAAGAAACTCGTAACGAGATCATTGCTAAGTCTAAGCGTGTAGCTGTAGCCTACAACAAAGGTGCCTATCAATACATTTCTTCAGCCGAAGATGCAAAATATGTTGGGAGGAAAATATGATGAGCTTCTATGAACTTGAAGAAAAGATTATGGCAGCATGGAACGTTGTCGACGACATCAAGCTGCTGGGCCGCAATATTATGGATGGGCCTACCATGACCGAAGATGATATTACCAATGTTCTCATTGGACTTGAGACTATATACAATATGCGTTTTAATGAATTGTTCAAGACTTATGAGAAGCTGTTGAAAGAGGATGTATGAAATTAGTTTCGATTATTACGCCAACAACTGGCAATCCAATACTTCTAAAAAATATCCAGTCGGTCAGAAATCAAACTTATAAGAACATACAACATCTTATTGTTATTGATGGTGCTGAACGTCAACCAGCTGTATTGAGTGCGTTCAGTTCAGTTAAATTTCCAGTATCAAATCCACTCAAAGAAACAGTTGTGGCACTTCCATACTCTGTCGGCAAAGACAGGTGGAATGGCCATCGAATGTACGCTGCCATGACATATCTCTGCGAAGGAGAATATGTCATGTTTCTTGATGAAGACAACTTTCTTGAGCCAGATCATGTCGAATCTTGCATGAAAGTTATTGAGTCTGGAAAAGATTGGACTTTCAGTTACCGAAAGATTGTCGATAAAGAAGGTAAGTTTATTTGTAATGATGATTGCGAAAGCCTTGGCAACTGGCCTTCAGTATTAGATCAAACAGATTATTTTATTGATGTTAATTGCTACTTCCTACCTAAAATTCTAGCAGTATATGTTTCTCCGATTTGGTATCGAAAAGCTAGAGAACCTGGTGTGCCTGAAGTAGACCGAGTCTTGTGTCCGAATCTGAAACAAATGGCATCAAATCATGACTCAACATATAATTACTCAGTAAATTATACAGTTGGTAACAGTGAACTTTCTGTTACTGCTAATTTCTTTCAGCAAGGAAATGCAGAAATGCTTCGGCGATATAATGGCTCACTGCCTTGGAAAAGGGGAAAATAATATGAACGCATGCATTGTATCGTTTTTTATGGAAAACATCAACCCAAAGACTTTAGGATTGCAGAGATCTGTTGTTGAAAAGTTTAATAAAAGCAAACATCAATACTATATGTTTAAAATTGATGTTCCGCATGCAGTCGGTATTGATTATTTCTGGGCTATGAATGGCGTTAAGACTAAACTATTTGAAGAGTCTAAAGTAGAACAACAGATAGATCATGACGTTGTTCTTTTCCTAGATATTGATTGTATTCCGCTATGCGAAGATGCAATAGACTTTTATCTTGATCAAGCGATGAACGGTAAGATTGTTGGTAACATTCAAAGAACTAATCATCTAGAAAATGGTCAACATGTTTTTGCTGCGCCATCAGCTTGCGCTATTTCTCGAGAAACATTCAAAAAAATAGGTGCGCCGCCAGCAATGGAAACTGCCCGTTCTGATGTTGCTGAAGAATGGACTTGGGAAGCTGAAAAGATTGGCATTCCAGTAGAACTTTATATGCCACTTCGATTTGATCGTGCGCCACATAAGTACGATTGGGAGAAAAATAAAGATCCATTTTGGGAGCTAGCTGATGGTATGCCAGTCTATGGATTGGGTACTACATTTGGTGATAAATATGGTAAGGAATTGTTTTGGCATTCCTATCAAATATTTCATCCAGGGCAGCAAGAACATTTTTGGGCTAAATGCGAAAGCATTCTGGTCAGTTAAGTTATCGCGGGGTGGCGCAGTGGTAGCGCGACGGACTCATAATCCGTAGGTCGGAGGTTCAAATCCTCCCCCCGCAACCAATTTTTATGGTGCATCATGAATTCTCTCAGTGAATTGAAAGAAGCCTTTGAATCAAACAAAATAAAAATAAAAGAATTCATCTCCTGGGCATTAATATGCAAAAATGGAGATGTTTGGACACTTGTTCTTGGTCAATACTATAAGAACAAAGAACCGATGAGTAAAAAGCAAATTAATGAATACATTAAAAGGAAAGGAAAATGATTAAAGTATTAAAGATGGTTTCTGGCGAAGAACTCTTGGCTGAAGTCTTGCAAGAATTGCCAACAAGCATTCGTGTTAAAAACCCAATCGTGATTATGATGCAGAGGACGCCTAACAATGAGGTTGGTATGGGATTTCTTCCCTATCTTCCCTATTGCGAGAGCCGCGAGTTTGAATTCAAAACTGAACATGTAATTGTTGCAAAAGAAGTTGACAATGAGCTGAAGAACCAGTATAATAAAATCTTCGGCGGCATTATCACTCCTAGCAAGAAACTGTTGATTACATGAGTTCATTCTATACTAATGTTGCGCTCCAAGGAAAAAACATACTCTATCGAGGCGTCGAAAACGGCAAGCGTATCGCTCGTAAGATAGAGTATTTTCCAACTTTCTACGTCCCTTCTAAAAACAAGTCTGAATACAAAACGCTCCATGGGCAATCTGTGGAGCCTATTCAGCCTGGCACTATACCAGATTGCCGCGAGTTTCTTGAGAAATACAAGGATGTTGAAACTTTCCCAATCTATGGCAATAATCGTTATGAGTATGCATTTATCTCAGACGAGTTCCCTGATGATGTGATGTGGGATATTGACAATATTCGGATTGTCTATCTTGACATCGAGGTTACATCAGAAAATGGATTCCCAGACCCAAGAACTGCTGATCAACCCGTCATCGCAGTCACGATGAAGGTCAAAGATAAAATTATCTCAATGGGTATTGGCAGTTTTAAAACTGACCGCGAAGATGTGAAGTATATCAAATGCGATGATGAGATAACATTGCTGCGTAAGTTCATTGAAGAATGGACAATAATCTGGCCTGATGTAATTAGTGGTTGGAACGTAGGCTTCTTTGATATTCCATATCTTGTTAATCGAATCAAGTCAGTGTTTGGTGAAGACGAAGCGCGAAAGCTGTCACCTTGGAAACGCATTCATGAGCGCAAAGCAGTCATCATGAATCGTGAGCAGTTCACATACGACATCATTGGCATTGCCACTCTTGATTATCTTGATCTTTACAAGAAGTATTCATACACACCACAAGAGTCATATCGACTTGATCATGTAGCCAACTATGAAATAGGCGAGAAGAAACTAGATTACTCTGAGCATGAAACTCTTCATCAGTTGTATCTCAAAGACTTCCAAAAGTTTCTTGAGTATAACATCAAAGACGTTGAGCTTGTTGAACGTCTGAATGACAAGGGTCGATTGATTGAACTTGCATTGACTCTGGCATACGATAACAAAGTTAATATTGACGATGTGTTCACTCAGGTTCGAATGTGGGATACTATCATCTACAACCACCTAAAGAAAAATAAGATCGTTATTCCACAGATGAAGAATGGCGAGAAGTTTGCAGCATATGAAGGCGCATATGTTAAAGATCCACAAGTTGGTATGCACGATTGGGTTGTTTCATTTGACTTGAACTCGCTGTATCCTCACCTAATTATGCAGTATAACATTTCAATGGAAACATTGATTGAGCCAGATAATTACAGCCAAGAAATGTATAAGGTTGGTAAGCCTGGGGTTGAGAATCTACTCAATCAAAAGACGAATTTAGATTTCCTCAAGCAACAAAATGCCACGATGACTCCCAACGGCCAGTTCTTTCGAACAGACAAACGTGGCCTGCTCTGCGAAATTATGTCAGACATGTATGTTGATCGATCAAAGTACAAGAAGATGGCCAACGATGCCAAAAAGAAACTTGAGAAAGCCAAAGGTGATCCTAACCAAGAAGAATATCTTGAGAAAGAAATATCAAGATATAATAATCTACAGCTGGCCAAGAAAGTATCACTGAACTCAGCTTATGGTGCGCTAGGTAACAAATACTTTCGCTTCTTTGATATTCGAATCGCCGAAGCAATCACTCTTTCTGGCCAGCTTTCGATTCGCTGGATTGAAAATAAAATGAATGAGTGGCTCAATGATTTGCTCAAGACTAAGGGTGAGGATTATGTGATTGCATCAGATACAGATTCAATCTATCTACATCTTGGTCCACTTGTTAAGAAAGTTGGAATGCAAAAGAAACCTACTATCGATATTGTTCGTTGGCTAGACAAAGCCTGTGAAGATAAAGTGCAAAAAACAATTGATGATTTCTATGGGCAACTTGCCGAATATGTTAATGCTTATGATCAGAAGATGATTATGAAGCGAGAAGCTATTGCAGACAAAGCAATCTGGACTGCCAAGAAGCGATACATCCTCAATGTCTGGAACAACGAGGGTGTTGAATACAAAGAGCCAAAGTTGAAGATCATGGGCCTCGAAGCTGTTAAGTCTTCGACACCATCAGCCTGCCGAGTAAAGATTAAAGAAGCACTAAAGGTTATCATGGAGAAAACTGAAGATGACATGATTGAGTATATTGCGAAGTTCCGCGAGGAATTCCGAACACTCAAGATTGATCAGATCTCCTTTCCTCGCAGCGTGAACGGCCTTACGAAATATCGCGATAAAGTTAACATGTTTAAATCAGCAACACCAATTCATGTTAAGGGCTCAATCATCTATAATGATCAACTGAAGAAACATGGACTGACTAAAAGATATGAAGCAATCAAAGAGGGCGAAAAGATCAAGTTCTGTTATCTCAAGCAACCAAATCCATTCATGAATAATACCATTGCATTCATAAGCATTGTGCCGCCAGAATTTGGTATTGATAAATACATTGACTATGATACGCAATTCGAGAAGTCATTCATTGAACCTCTCAAAATTGTTCTAGACTGCATTAACTGGAAAACAGAAAAGATATCAACCCTCGAAGACTTCTTTGGATGATAACAGCCCTAGCATTCCTATCAGGATTTCTATTATCAATCGCTGCTGCTTACTATTCAATCATTGGACTTATAGCGATATTCCCAGGAGCAACGTTTGCTGTTGCTGCCATGGGATCAACACTTGAGTTTGCCAAACTTGTAGCTGTATCTTGGCTATACAGAAACTGGGATATTGCACCCAGATTCCTCAAGTCATATCTGATGATTGCCATCTTGCTATTGATGTTCATTACATCGATGGGCGTGTTTGGGTTTCTATCTAGAGCGCATCTTGAACACTCACTAACTTCTGGTGCTGATGTTGATTATCAAATACAAACGTTGACTCAGAAGATCGAAGCCAAACAAAGATTGATTGCTTCAATTGACAAACAGATACTTGCCCTAGATGAAACCTATGCTCGTTATGTTGAACTCGGCAGCTTAACAAAAGGTCTTGAGCAAAAAGGCAATATTGATAAGCAGCGAAATGAACTTGAAGATAGACGTCAGTCTGTTGAAACTGAGGTATTGGCACTCAGAGAAAACGTCAACAAACTTAATGTTACTGTGAAAAAACAAGAAGTCGAAGTAGGCCCACTAAAATATATTGCGGAGTTAATCTATGAAGACGGAGCACAAGATCATTTTGACAAAGCTGTGCGCTTTGTCATCATTTTGCTTATTGTTGTATTTGATCCACTTGCTGTGATGCTTTTGATAGCAGGAAACGTATCGTTAGCAGATAAACCAAAAGAAATAGTTGTTATTGCTCCTAAAAGGAAGTATAATAGAAAGAAACCTGAACCAGAGGCATTTGATATTGGAAAAGAAATGAAACAAGAGACTGAGTTTGGAGTTAAGAAATTTTGGCATCAAATCGTAAAAGAGGGTGATCGTAATGAGTAATCTATTTAAATCTTTGTTGAAAGAAGCTGGTAACGAATTTGCCAGCGCTGTTGAAGAAGGTACTGATGCAGATGTGAGTGGCTATGTCGACACTGGCAGCTATTCATTGAATGCATTGCTATCAGGATCAATCCATGGTGGGATGCCTAACAACAAAGTAACTGCACTTGCTGGTGAACCTTCGACTGGTAAAACTTTTTATGCATTGAACATCGCCAAACAATTCCTCAATGATAATCCAGAAGGTGGTGTGTTCTACTTTGAGTCAGAGTCTGCTATTACCAAACAGATGATGGAAGATCGTGGTATTGATACTGCTCGAATCTTCTTGTTGCCAGTAACAACTATTCAAGAGTTTCGTACTCAGGCAGTTCGTATCCTTGACAAATATCTGGAAGAAAAAGAATCTGATCGTAAGCCCATCATGATGGTGCTTGATTCACTTGGTATGCTGTCGACCCAAAAAGAAGTTAATGATATTGCCGACGGCAAAGATACTCGCGATATGACTCGGGCGCAACTAGTTCGTGGCGCATTCCGAGTTCTTACGCTGAAACTTGGTCGAGCCAAAGTTCCAATGATCATCACAAACCATGTGTATGATGTTGTTGGTTCCTATATCCCAACCAAAAAGATGGGTGGTGGCGACGGTCTTACCTATGCTGCTTCGACGATTATCTTCCTCAGCAAGAAAAAAGAAAAGCAAGGTGATGCACATGTTGGTAACATTATTACCGCCAAGCTAAACAAGTCTCGAATGACGATTGAGAACAAGAAAGTAGAAACGCTGCTATACTTCGATCGCGGCCTTGATAAACACTATGGCCTTCTTGATTTTGCCGAAGCTGCTGGTCTGGTCAAGAAAGTTGCAAACAAGTATGAGTTCCCTGATGGAACTAAAGCGTTTGAAAATGCAATCATCAAGAACCCAACTAAGTATTTCTCTGATGATATGCTAACAAAAATCGATGACTACTGCCAGAAGGAATTTCTATATGGTCAAGTTAATGCTCAAGTATCTGAAGAATAAGAAAGCAACCTTTGATTTTTGGTTAGCTAAAAAGACAATCAATCTTGATGAGCTGATCGAGGTTGTTGATTCTGACCAGCTTGGCATCAAAATCAAAAAAGGTAGATATGCTGGCGTTGTTTTCTCATATGATGATATTAAAGTCAGAGAAGAAGAAGGGGCTGGCGGACTCCTTGATTTTCAGACAGTGATTGTTTCGGCACCAAGTCATCTCAAGAAAGACTTCATTAACGAAAAATCATTTGTCTCAATGGTCAACGATATACTAAGATTATTGCTGATTGAGTCGATCAAAATAGCGGAGAAGAAAAGTGAACAAAGAGGAACTATTGATCCTGACGAATCTGTTGAAGAACGAGAAGTACATGAGGAAAGTGCTTCCATTTCTGAAGAGCGAGTACCTGCGAGAAAGCGCAGAAAGAAAACTGTTCAAGGAGATACAGAACTACATTCAGAAGTACAACAACCCACCAAGCGTCGAAGCTCTAAGTCTAACGCTCCAAAACGTACAAAACCTGACTGAACCAGAGTATAGGGCGTGTAATGAAATTCTCGATAAAATCAATAACGTTGAAGCTAGCCGAGATCTTCAGTGGGCTATCGATCAGACTGAAGCGTTCTGTCAAGAACGGGCCATATACAATGCAATCATGGATTCAATCAGCATTCTGGACGGGAAGGAGGGAGGGAGACCTAAAGGATCTATCCCTGGACTCCTTAGTGACGCACTCAGTGTATCTTTCGAGCCTAGTGTTGGCCACGATTATATTGATGATTACAGCGATCGCTATGATTTTTACCATCGTGTGGAGAGCAGGATTCCTTTTGATCTCGATTATTTTAACAAAATTACACGTGGTGGACTCCCAAGAAAATCGCTAAACATTGCAGCTGCTGGTGTTGGTGTTGGTAAGTCTCTGTTCATGTGTCATTATGCAGCTTCGGTGTTGAATCGAAACCACAACGTTCTGTATATCACACTTGAGCTCGCCGAAGAAAAAGTTGCTGAGCGTATTGACGCCAACCTTCTCAACGTAACCATCGACGATCTGATGAAGATGCCGAAGGATATGTATGTGAAGCGGATGGAAAAACTCAAGGAGCGAGTCAAAGGTAAACTGATCATCAAAGAATATCCAACTGCATCAGCTAATGCCAATCACTTTAGGGCGTTGCTGCAGGAACTAAATCTAAAGAAGAATTTCAAGCCTGATGTTATTATCATCGATTATCTTAATATCTGTGCTTCTGCTCGGGTCAAGCCTGGATCTAACGTCAATACCTATGTGTATGTCAAAGCTATAGCTGAAGAACTGCGAGGGCTAGCGGTTGAGTTTGATGTTCCGATTCTGTCAGCCACTCAGGTAACTCGATCGGGATATACTTCCTCTGATCCTGGCCTTGAAGATACTGCCGAGTCATTTGGTCTTCCTGCAACTGCTGATATGATGTTTGCATTGGTATCAACCGAAGAGCTTGATAATCTAAATCAGATACTTGTTAAGCAGCTCAAGAACCGATATAACGATCCAACGCTAAATAAGAGGTTCACTGTCGGTATCGATCGGGCAAAGATGAAGTTATATGATCTCGAGCAGTCAGCCCAGAAAGATATAGCAGATTCAGGCCAAAAGAACGAACCCATTGATATGGGCAAATACAGTAAGTTTAGAGGGTTGAAAGTGTAATGGTTAAACTAAAACCATCAGATTTACAATTAACAGGTAGATATAGATCTATTTCTGATCATGAGAAGTTACTTAAATCAAAAATAAACAGTCTAACTAATAAATTAGTGAAATCGGTTTGTCTTGATATTCTAGATTCTCCGCCTGGCGCTAAGATTAATATTGTTGGCTTGAAGCAACCAGATATTAATGAGATAAAAAATTATTTTGCAGAAGTTGCTGCTCCGATATTGGTTAAAAATAATAATCTAATCACAGGAATTTCAAAGACATCTAAAGTCTTTTATTCTGATTCCGATACTGAACGTTTATACGATTTCAAATTATTGCATAATAATAAAGAAATATTAGTTTCTAATAAACAGCTTAAAGGCGGAACTAATACTCTGAAGCCTGGAGATGTTATAAGATTAGTCGATTCCGATTCAGATTTGACTAAGAAATGGAAAAAAACAAAATATTACAACATATTCAAAATATTGGATGATAATAACGTCATATCAGGTCCAATGAAAGCTATTTCTGAAGAATATCCAAACAAACATCCAATAAAAAAACTAGACTATACAAGAATCCTTGAGAAGATGGACAAAAATGAAGTTATGATCCAACCAAAAGAAATACCAGAACCTCTAATGAGATTAATAAAAGCAGATCCAATCGCATACGCCCACTATGTTAAAAATGGGGCGGCAGCAGGAACTATGTTAAACTTCTTGTTTGAAAAGTCTTTAGTTGAAGAATCTAAAAAAGACGGTAAGTATCATGAACTATTCGTAGATGTAACTTCTGGTAATGTTCAATTTTTTAAGTTTGATATTAGCAATAAAGGAATCCTGCAATATGGAATATCAGATCCAAAAGAATCAACAAAAAAAGCAATTTTGAGATCGAAGCAAGGAGTAGAAAGAAGAAGTTCCAGCAGCGGAAGATTGAAATTAGATAAATTAGGATTTCAACCATAGAGGTTTTATGCTAAATCGTGATACGATTGATAAATTATTAGAAACAGAAATTTGTCATGAGCCTTTTGATCATTTGGTGATTGATGATTTCTTCGATCAAACGTATGCTGAACTTTTAACTACCGAATTCCCAGCATACGATAGTGAAGTTTGGTATACCTATGACAGTCCAATAGAAGTAAAGCGGACCTGTAATTCTTGGGATAGGTTTCCTCCTGCAACATATCGAGCATTCTGGGCTTTATGCTCTAGAGAGTTTAATAGCGTTCTCGAAAAACGATTCGATCTAACCCTTCGAGCTGACTATGGTCTCAACGGTGGCGGTTGGCATATGCATGGTAAAGGTGGGAAGCTGAATATCCATCAAGACTATAGCATCCACCCAAAAATTCCATACGAACGCAAACTAAACATAATTATCCATCTATCGCAAAACTGGAAGCCAGAATGGGGCGGTGGTATTGAGTTCTGGTCGCACAATGAGGAAACGAATAAACCAAAAGAAATGGTTAAGAAGTATGATTTGAAGTTTAATCGAGCTGTGATATTCGATACTACCCAACACTCATGGCATGGTTTACCAGAACCTTTGAAGTGCCCCGAAGATCATTTTCGCAAGACTCTGGCTATCTATTATGTCCAGAGTCCATCTGAAACCGTTTGTGATCGATTCAGAGCTCTCTTTGTTCCTACTAAAGAACAAGAAAATGATGCATCAGTTCTTGATCTAATTGAGAAACGTAAATCAATCAAACGTTAAACTTATATAAATACCCTAGAAATATATCCCATAGGGTGGATAATGCTAGGATTTTTACAGTACATTTCCGAATCATTGGCTACTGAAAAGCTCAAACACCTTGAGCATGCCGAAGACCATGTAATTAATGCAGGCAAAGAAGGGTTTAGTCATGCGATTAAAACCCTCGAAGGCACACACAAAGCCCTCTCTGGTAAGAAGTCATCTGTTAAGATAACAACAAAATACGACGGAGCACCATCCATTGTATTTGGAACTAATCCAGCCAATGGCAAGTTCTTCGTCGCTTCCAAGTCTGCCTTTAACAAGAACCCCAAGCTAAACTACACCAAAGCTGATATTGAAAAGAACCATGGCCATGCTCCTGGTCTAGTTAGCAAACTCTCCCAAGCTCTTGAGCATCTACCCAAGGTAACTCCAAAGGGTAAAGTGTATCAGGGCGATATGATGTATACCAAGGATGATGTTGAAGAGCGAGAAGGTAAATATCATTTCAAGCCCAACACCATAACCTATTCGACGCCCAAAGACTCAGCCGAAGGTAAGAAGATAAAGAACGCCAAGGTTGGTGTTGCAGTCCACACAGAGTATAAGGGCAAAGACCTAGAGAGCATGAAAGCCCAGTTTGCCCCTGGAACCTCAGCGTTTAAAGGCCATAAAGACGTCCATGTTATTGACGTTGCTATGGATAACAATCCAGAGTATGGCGATGAAGCTAAGTCAAAGTTTAAAGCGCATCTAGATCAGGCTAAGAAACTAAACCAAGGTCATGACTATTCTCACGTTACTCCTCATCTACCGCATGTTAAGACCTATATCAATAGCCTTGTGACTTCTAACGAAAAGCCAAGTTATGAGGGATTCAAGGCACATGTGCAGTCGAAGATGTCAGCTGCTGAAGGTAAACTAAAGTCTGAGAAAGGTAAGGCCAAGGCAGCTGGCGAAACACAAAGCGCACTTAGCCATATCGCTGACAATAAAGAAAACTTCAATCGTACCTTTGCAATCCACCATCATATTCAACAGGCCAAACAAGAACTGGTCAAGAGCTTATCGTCAGGCAAAGGCGATAAGTTCGAACACAGTATTGATGGTCGTCCAACTGGTCCAGAGGGCCATGTAGCAGTTCTAAATAATATGCCGACTAAGTTAGTTGATCGTTCTCCATCTGGATTCGCAGCAGCTAATAGAGTCGGTGGTGGTATCAAAGCAATCAGAGCAAACCAATAATGAGTAAAGCAACGTTCGCCTTTGGCAGGTTCAACCCACCAACAGAAAGTGGGCATGGCAAACTAGTTTCAGCTGTTCAGTCTCATGCAGAGAGTGAAGGCGGAAAGCACTATGTCTTTGCCTCTCATTCTCAGGATAAGAAAAAGAATCCGCTGAGTCACTCAGATAAAACTGGGGCAATGCGAAAGATGTTCAAGGGTGCCAATGTAGTCGGTGGCGAGCACAAGACTGTTATTGATGCAATGAAACACCTCGAGAAACAGGGTCACACGCATGTCACAATGATTGCAGGCTCAGATAGAGTTGAAGGGTTTAAGAAACTTCTCAATGATTACAACGGCAAAGAATACAAATTCAAAAAGATTCACGTTAAAAGCGCAGGACATCGCGATCCTGATGCCGAAGGGGCTGAAGGGATGTCAGCTTCGAAGATGAGGGGACTCGTATCTTCAGGAAAGAGAGATGAGTTTATTAGCCACTATAGCGATAAAAAACTAGGAGCCGAGCTCCACGATAAGGTAAAAAAAGCCATGTCAGAAGAAATCGAAGCTAAAAGAGCCACCTTTATTGTTGGCGGTCCAGGCAGCGGAAAGGATTACGTTATCAATAATATCCTCAGTAAGTTTGATCTGAACGAGATTCAGATTGATCAGCTGCTCAAGTATCCAACTGAAATCTCCGAAGATAATATTCTAATTAACTGCGGAGCTGAGTTGGATAAGATCGAAACAGCCAAGGCTATTCTGGAAGGCTATGACTTCTCTCACATAGTTGTCACTGTAACCAATAAAGTCAGCCGCGAAAGAAATGCTCAGCGCGAGCGCCCACTCGAAGAGTCTGTTCGAATTCGTAAGTGGCTCGATAGCGAAAAGATTGTTGGAGTGCTTGAGAATTCATTCAACTTCAAGAACACAATGAATCTCAACGAAGCCTCTCAGTTTGAGCTTCTGATGTTCCAAGAGCAGATTAAAAATACTCTGGAATTCATGATCGACAATGGGTATGTAATGGGCGAAGCCAAGAATCCAGTGGCTAAAAATTTATACAAATTCAACAAGCCAAAGATTGAAAAGGATAAGATGAAATATCGTCGTAATCCTAAGCATAAACAAAAGATGCAAGAAGTCAAAGAGCCAACGGGCGATCTGAAGAAAGCCTGTTGGAAAGGTTATACTGCAGTAGGGTTGAAAAAGAAAAATGGAAGAACTGTTCCAAACTGTGTTCCAGTTAAAGAAGCATACGAAGAAGGAACTGATGAAGCTAGGATTGCTTATGCTAATGCTACCCCTGGCCAGACTGTTGATACAACCCCCACCCTCAAAACGAAAAAAGACAAGACGAAACTCAACAAGCCGAAAACAGACTTGAACGCTCAGATTACTGGCCAAGAGTTTATGGCTCCTGGTAATCCTATGGTGCAGGAGAGATTAAGTTTTGGTAAGTATGTCCAGCTCAAGGAAGCTACCATTTCTGAGGCTATGGAATATCATCTCAATACCAAGACTCCAATTACTGAGAACGTATTCCGCCCAGGAAGCGATAAGTTCTTCGAGTTAATTCGCGAAGCCAAGGCTCTTTATGCTGAGCAGAAATATAAGCCTGCTGATGAGTGGGAAGAAGATATGCTCAAGAGCGATGTTGGCGAGTTTGCTGAATATGAAGGTAAGCAAGTTCCACTTGACTATCCGCTGAATGAAGAAGATTCTGATCCAACCAAAGGAAAGGGAATCGGTAAGCCATGGAGAGATGGCGAAGGCGGAGCTGTATATGTGAGAGATGGCGGAAAGATTCGCAAGATCAGCTTTAGCAAATCAGGTATGCAAAAGAAGTATAACAATCCAGAGGCTGTCAAGAGTTTCATTGCTCGCCATGGGTGTCTAAGCAATAATGATAAAACCACAGCAGGATATTGGGCTTGTCGTTGGCCCAGATTCTTTAGTAAGTCTGGGCAGCTTTGGTGGTAAGTATGTATCCATTTGTTGAGCAGAAAATAAATAGTTATCAGAAGATTCGATCTTTCTCTGAATCCGTCAAGACAGAAGAACTGACTTGGCATAAAGACATGAAGGATAGAGTCGTCGAAGTTTTGGCTGGAGAAGGTTGGGAGTTTCAGCTTGATAACTGTTTACCTATACCATTGACTGCAGGTGATATGTTGCTAATCCCAGCCAATACATATCATCGAGTTAAACGCGGATCAAATAAATTAGTAGTAAGGATAACAGAAACAGATGGCTGAGAACACTAGAGCCTGGATGGCAGTACTGACAAAAGGGTCAGCTGCATTAAAGAAAAGATTGACTGATAAACACGGGCATAAGCCTGAGTTTCAGCGTCTGTTAAAAAGCACAGGTCAAGATAAAGAAACTTGGCATGTGATGTATCAAAGAAAGAAGGCAAAAGAAAAAGGCGAAGTTGCAACTGAAAGAAGGAAGCAAATGAGCCTTAAAGCCTATGGCGCCACCAAAGGTACTGGTGTTGGCGGTGAACATGGAGGTGGATTTGATTTTGGTGGCGAAAAAGATAAAGCCACTGATGTTCTGGGTCGAAGGGGTGCTGGAGAGGTTAAAACACTGAGTGTTGCTGAATATCTCAAGCAAAAAGAAAAAGAAGAAAGAGAAGCTGCAGAAGCTAAGAGGAAAAGAGAAATGAAAGAACAAACTGGGGCTGGCGTAGGCTGGATGCTTCGTGCTGATCCAAAACTTGCTGCAAAAGTCAAGGCTAATATTGATAAAAAGAAGCAGATGGATAGCTTAATGAAGAAGTATGGCGGCAAGACTGGCGACGAAATCGCTAAGATGAAGAAAGAAGAAGCGTCACCAATGATCAAGCCACCGTCAAATATGTTTGATAATAAGAAAGATGCTTTTGCTCACGCTAAGAAGCATGGCGGAAAAGTATATCGCCGTGAATACACTAATCCAAGAAGCGGAATGAAGAGCACGACGTATAGTGTTAAAGAAGAAGTCGAGCAGATTGATGAACTTACTGGAATAAAAAATAATCCAGACGCCCGTTATGATTACATAGACACTGTAAAAAAGAAGCATTTACGACACGACTCTGATGAATGGGGTGATCGTGCTGGAAAACCGCCGATAGGATTTAAAAGAATGAAAAGATACAGTAAAGCCGTTCGTGCACATAAATCTTATTTGGACCAAAGACGGTTGGCAAAATATTTAAACAAAGAAGAAGTCGAGCAGATGGATGAGATCTCGAAAAAAACTTTAGGGTCTTATGTTAAGAAAGCTGCTCCGCAATTAGCCACTTCCTTGATGACAGCTGCAACTACCAAGGATATTGCTAATGCAGAATTCCACGGCAAAAGATATGCAAAAAGGCAAAAGGGTATAAACAAAGCTGTGGATAAACTTGCTAAAGAAGAAGTTGAACTAGAGGAAGCAGAGCAAATCGATGAAAGGGGCGATTACTGGCATCCAGATCCAGAACAAGATCGTAAGGTTGGTGGGCGTGGTCTTGCAATAATGGCACGTCAGAACAAAGCCAAACCGCCAGTAAAGAACGATAAACTTGATATGCTCAAGAAACTTGCAGCGGCTGGAAAGAAAATTGCAGCCAAGCCAGCTATGGCCGAAGGGTTAGATAAAGTTGGCAAGGAAACTTCTGATATTGACAATGACAAAGATGTTGATAAGACTGACATGTATCTCCACAATCGTCGAGCTGCAGTCAAGAAAGCAATCATGAAAAAGAAATTGCAAGAAGCAAAAACTCCTGGCAATATTGTTGGCAGCTGGCTAATGGCTAGAGCTGAGAAAAAGTCAAAGCAAAAGAAGAAAGATGAGAAAAAGCCTGCACTAAAACCAATGAAAGAAGAGAAGGCCAAGAAGGTTGCCGATAAAGTTCTTGCGTCAAAGCGAGGCGTAACCAATAAGATCGATCGAAAGCCTACTCTTGAAGTTGATCTGAAGGCGCATCCTTCACCTGCCCCTACTCATGATGACACAGACAATACTCCAAACGTACAGGTATAACAATGCTGAAGTTCAAAGAGTTTATTGCTGAACAGGAAGATATGGTAATTGATGATGTGCCTGAACAGGCGCTGATTCAAGTCGAGGCAATTAATGCTGAGCTAGATCAAGTAACTGAAAAACCTTTTATTAACGCTCCAGTATTTGTTAATGCTGTTCGTAGTACACTTGAGCGGTTTGGTATTAAGTTGCCACCTGGATACGAAATGCCACTCCTAGCTCTTGACGCTGAGTCAGCATATGCTCTAGGTGAATCTGGGTTATACCTGTATTTGGTCCATAGCACTGAAGAAGAAGGCGTCGAAGGTTATGCTCAGATTGTCAACAGAGCAGACCTTGACGATCTTATGTCAGCTGAAATGACAGCAATGGAACCGACAGAAGCAGAACCAAGGCGCTGGATTCCGCCAGCAAGAAGAGACGACGACAGCGGCAATGATGCCGAGTATGCCTAATGCATGTTTGTTAATTTAACTAATGACAACATATTAATCTATGCAGTAAAATCCTACGAAGGATTGAATTATTTGCATAGTGAGTTTCAGGAAGACTATAGATTATTTCAGTATACCAAAAGACTACTGCAAAGATACAGAACGACAGGAGAGATAAAACTAAATTTGATTTTGAATCACTTAAATATGATATACAATACATTTGGCGCGGAGGCAGGGACTCGTATCTTGTTCTTTAAGATCAATGAATTGGATTACAGTAGTCTTAAGACTTTCTTGATATATCTAAATTATATGCCGAGCATAGTTACTGGTATTAGAGGTGAAGATATAGTTTCTAGTGATATACCAGTTGATATGCATATAGCTAAGTTATTAAGAAATATTTAACTCAACAAACCACACAGTTATTATAACCGATGCAAGAAAAAAAGACAAATGAAAATGTAGTAAATTCAGCGGGTTCTGGCAATATTGCTGGACTTCCTCCTGACACGCCACCAGTAAGAAAGAGATCGAAGAAAAGCAGATTTGCTGGTAGAGCAATGTGGGTTGTTGATGAGGATACTTACTACAAAGCTCTGTTGGGCAAAAGAAAGTATGAACATTTCACCAAGTATCTTGATGGTTGCGATGTGGCTGAAGAGATCCGTGAGTATGCTAGAACAAACTGGGCAGAATCAATCATCCTTCAAAACGAAAAAACTGGCGCTATGGTTTATTTGAAATATGGCAGCAAGTAAGTACGTTTGGACTCCACTATTCTTAGTGTTTGCAATCTATGAATATTTCTATGGAAATTCTGGTTTCTGCGGCACAACACAAGTAACAGGCCAAATGTGGTTTATGTGGTTAATGATGGCAATAGCAGCTTCGAGCAAGTATTATGAAAAATCTTGATGAGAAAAAGATGCTGGCAAGGATGGCTCGCAATATGGGCCAGCCAGATCTTAAACTCGAAGAATCAATTAGACTCGAAGAAGAATTAAACTCAAGACTATTCAAGAAGCCACAGATACAAATACTCAAAGAAGAAATTCCACCTGCACCACCAGCATTTGAACCACCAAAGAAAGCTGATATTGTACAGCAAACTGTCAATGCAATTTCTAGCCCTAAGTTTGCCAAGAACGAACTACCAGATTTCCAAAAAGCAGAACTAGACGGAATACGAAAGCAAATTGCCGAACTTGTCCAGCGCATGGGTACGTTGTCTTGGGGAGGCGGCGGAACTGGTGTAGTTCGCATTAATGATACTGACGATTTCGATAGAACTTCTTATGGCGAAGGCAGAACCATGCGTTGGGTTGATGGCGCATTTCGCCTTACCGAACATACTACAACCTATGTTACATCCAACAATTATATTGTACTTGAAGGCGACTGTTATGTTGGAGTAAACAATGCTTCATATACAACAATAACATTACCAACAACAGTAATAAACGGTAAGATGGTAATCATTAAAGATGAATCTGGATTTGCTCAATTAAATCCAATCAAGATTGTTGGTAACATAGACAACGATCCAGAAGGGGCAGAAATTCGAATCAACAACGGAGCAGTGCAGCTTCTATACAGAAATGGGTGGAGAATAGTATAATGACATATTTACTGGATGATAGAATTAGATACGACGATTCACCAAATCTAGATTCGTTTGGAAGGTTAAGAACTTCAACTCCATTAACCTTGTTTGATAGTTCACAAAGATTTTTTCCAGATAGAAATTTTGCTCAATCAGTTTCTGGTAGCGGTACATCAATATACGATGCAAATTCAGCAACGTTGAATATTACTGTAGCTACCACAGGCGATAAAGTAATCCGAGAAACAAATAAAGTATTTGCATACCAGCCTGGGAAAAGTTTGCTTGTTATGAGAACATTCCATTTTAGCAACTCTAGTAATATAATTCAAAGAATTGGATACTATAATAATGATGATGGGGTATTTCTAGAAAAGAATGATGGAACAATTAATATTGTCAAAAGAAGTTCTGTATCAGGAACAATTCAAGAAGTTAGAGTTCCAAAAACTTCTTGGAATGTTGATCGTCTAGATGGCGCAGCAAATACAACAAATCCAAGTGGAATCACCCTTAATCTAAACAATGTACAAATTTGGTTTATGGATTATGAATGGCTTGGAGTTGGTACAGTTAGATGCGGATTTGTTATTGACGGAGAATTTCATGTGGTGCATAAATTTCATCATGCCAATAGAGATTCTTCTGCTAATAATAACACAGCGTTACCGTATATGAAAACTGCATGTTTGCCATTAAGGTCTGAAATTGAAAGTATTGGTGGTGCAGGATCAATGACTTTAATTTGTAGTACTGTATTATCTGAGGGTGGATACGAATTGCGAGGTAGACCAAGAAGCGTTGGCCATGAGTTAGATGGCGGTAAAACTTTAAGCTCAACAAACACACTATATCCTTTGGTATCAATTCGGTTAAAATCTAATAATATAAATGGTATTGTTACTCCAAAAACATTCCAGATTTTTTCTCTTACTGCTGGCAACTTTAAATACTTTATTATATCAGGAGAAACGATTGGTGGCACTTGGCAAAGTAGAGGAGATGATAGTATTGTTGAATATAATTTAACAGCAAGTTCTGTCAATGTTGGTAATACTATACATGAAGCTGGATATATTGCATCAACAAACCAAGTTGCTGGAGCGACAGGACAGGTTGATGTGCCATTTAAATATCAGCTAGAGCGAAATCCATTTACTGGATTTTCCAGAGAATTTATTATTGCAATAACAACAACAACAAATAATCCAAACGTATGTTCCTCTATTAATTGGGAAGAGGTCACTTGATGCTAACCAAAGATAAACTCTACAAAATCGTACCTGCTGTTGAGATAGTAGTTGAGATTGATACCATTGTTAATGAAATAAATGCAGCATTTAAGGATGCTCCCAACGAGCGCAGAATGGCTATGTTTATTGCTCAATGCGCCCATGAGTCCACTGGATTTACTAGGAAGTTAGAAAATCTAAACTATAGCAAAGAGGCTTTGCTTTCTTTATTCGGTAAATATTTCGATAAAGATCCAGCTATAGCAGCGCAGTATCATCGCCAGCCAGAAAAAATAGCAAATAAGATATATGCTAGTCGAATGGGTAATGGGCCAACTGAATCTGGCGAAGGTTGGAAGTTCCGAGGTCGAGGCTATATTCAGCTCACTGGTAAAGAAAACTATACTAATTGCGGAAAGGGTCTTGGGGTCAATCTAATCGAAACCCCAGAGTATCTGGAAACTGTCGAAGGGGCAATTAAGTCAGCTATTTGGTTCTGGAATAGTCGAAATCTAAATACACCATCAGATGAAGATGATGTAGTTACAGTTACTAAGAAGATAAACGGCGGCCGACATGGCCTCGAAGAGCGTACTGCTTACTATAACCGAGCCAAAGAAGTGCTAAAAACTAAATAGATAGGGCTTTATGGAAACAATAAGAAAAATGTCCAATTTCGTCTCAGAAACACTCCATAGTCCAGAGGGTAATGCCTCCTCCAAGAGGTTTATTACGTTCCTCTGTGTCATCGTCTTTTGCGTCAGCTATCTCGGAGATTTATTCTGGGATTTAAACGTCGCCAAAGAAATGGTCGATGCCATGCAGTATATCATCATGGCAGGTTTAACCAGCGTAGTTGCTGAGAAGTTCGCTGGCGGCAAACAACAATGATTCCATTTGCTCTAGTCGGCAGATTGGTTAATTCTCCGCTAGTCAAAATCGGCGCTTTCGTTTTAGCTGCAGTTGGATTGTTTGGCTTTGGCTATTACAAAGGTGGTGAGCATACAACCGATAAATATGAAGCCCAAATAGCCAAGGCTAGGGTTGAAGAAGAAAGAAGATATAATGAACTACTTGCTAAGAAAAACAAAGTCGATATTCAAGTTGTTACTGAGTATGTTGAAAAGGTAGTCGAAGTAACTAAGTGGAGAACGAAGAATGTTGAAGTTATCAAGTATGTTCCTGATACTGGGGTGCTCTCTTCTGGTTGGGTGCACGTCCACGACGCCAGCGCCAAAGCTGTACATGCCAACTCCACCTCCGCTGCTGATGCAACCCCCAGCGAGTTTACAGCCGCTGAAGCACTCGGAGGAGTTGTCGATAATTACGCTACCTGCAAAAAAACAACAGAGCAATTAATTGCTCTACAGAATTGGATTAGAGCCCAAGAGAACGCTATAAATGAGCGATGATTATCAAGAACGCAGAATGTACGACGCAAAGCTCACAAAGCTAGAAGTCGAATTGAGTGCAATGAAAGAGAAAATCTCTTTCTTTTCCGTCATCTACCAAAAGTTTGATGACACACTCGACAAGGTTCAGAAGTTAATGGAAGATAGAAGAAACGAAACAAACCAAGATCTAAAGGATGTCTATAGCAAAATTACAGAAGTTGAAACTAAGATTATGGAAGAAATGCATTTGCTCAGAGAAGATATGAAAAAACAACACGAAATCGAAAGAGCAAAGATAGCCGAACTGGATAAGTGGAGATGGATGGTCGTAGGGGCAGCTGCAATCGTCAGCTGGGTAATTTCCAAATTCTCAGGATTTTTTGGAGATTAAATGTTAACATTCAAACAGTATATTGCAGAGCAAAGAAAAGTCGATATTATAAATAGTTTTGTATCTTATGCTTGCGATACGCTAGAATTAGGTACTGCGCCAGAGATTAATCTGGTGAATGATAAGAAACTTGCAAAAGAACACAGAAGTTTTGGGTCATACTACGTTGGGCAAAATAAAATCAACGTCAACATAGCTGAAAGGCACGTTGCGGACATCCTCCGAACACTAGCCCACGAGATGGTCCACTGTAAGCAAGATCGAGATGGTAGACTTTTTGATGATTCAGGTAACACAGGAAGTGATATCGAAAACGAGGCTAACAGTCAGGCTGGCATCATGCTTCGTAACTTCGGCAGAACCAATCCATTCATCTTCGAAGAAGTTTTGTCTCAGCAGTAAAAATAGTATATACTATGTTGACTGATAATATTATGGTGATTTTATGTCTGTCTATATTGATAGAAAGTATCTTTCTACTATTAGTCATAAACTTGAAAGGTTTACTCAGAAGAACACGGATCTCTTCAACTTCAGATGTCCATTCTGCGGCGACTCGTCAAAGAACAAACTGAAAGCGCGTGGTTATATCTACCGCAAGAACAACGACTATTTCTATCGTTGTCACAACTGTTCAGTTAGCACTTCATTTTCAAATTTCCTCAAGCAAGTAGACCTCAGCTCACACAAACAATATGTGCTTGAGCGATATGCAGCTGGTGATAATGGCCACAGCAATTACAAGAAACCATCATTTGATGAACTGAAGGGCAATGCTTTTGCTAGGTTTGCAACTCAGAAATCTATTCCAAAAATTAATCTAAAAAACATCTCTGAACTTGAACCTGGACACTATGCCCGCGAATATATAATCAAGAGGGGAATCCCTGAAGGTCGGTGGAATGACATTTACTATACAGAGAACTTCAGGGATTTTTTATTCCATGATTTCCCAGATCATGGAAAAGAAAATCTACCAGAAGATGACAGAATCATCCTAGTTTATAGGGATGAAGAGGGCAACATTACCAATATTTCTGGGAGAGCATTAAGTGACACAAAACTCCGATACATCACAATCAAAGTCGTCGAAGGGAAAAAAATCTATGGCCTCGAAAGAACCGACAAAGAAAAAACAATCTACATCACCGAGGGGCAATTCGACAGCTATTTTTTGGATAATGCTGTTGCTTCTGGGGACAGTGGGTTATGTAATGTGGCAGATTACTTCGGCAGTAACGTCAACGTTGTTCTAGTTTATGATAATGAACCGAGGAATCGTGAGATCGTAAAAACATTAGCTAACTCGATTGAACTCGGGTATAATGTTGTGATTTGGCCGAACGGAATTGTAGAGAAAGATATTAATGATATGGTGCTGGCTGGTATAGATGTGAAGAAGATAGTAGAACAAAGAACATACAGCGGCAGTCGAGCTATGATGGAATTCATAAATTGGAAGAGGTGTTGATATGAGCGTTAGATTGATTTGTTTCAGCCAAGCAACATCAAGTTTTTTTGATGAGACTGATATTGGTACGATGGAAGAACTCACAGCATACTTTGCTCGTGTATCTAATCCATCAAACCAAACCAATACAATGACAGCACCAAAGTTGATTAACTATTTGATTAAGAACGCTCACTGGTCGCCGTTTGAAATGGTCCATGCTACGCTTGAGATCAATACGACCAGAGACATTGCTCGACAGATTCTTCGTCATCGCAGTTTTAGTTTTCAAGAGTTTTCTCAGCGTTATGCTGATCCAACTCAAATGCAAATGGTAAAGCGTGAGGCTAGACTACAGGATCCAGTTAATAGGCAGAACAGCATCAAGACAGACAACTACAATCTTGAGCAAGAATGGAAAGCCTATCAGGATCAAGTGATTGAACAGGCAAAAATAGTTTATGATTGGGCTATTGAAAATGGTATTGCCAAAGAGCAAGCAAGAGCAGTGCTTCCCGAAGGGTTGACTGCATCAAGACTCTATATGGCTGGTACACTTCGTTCATGGATTCACTATATACAACTCCGTTCCAAGAACGGGACGCAACTTGAGCATGCTGAGATTGCAAAGCAATGTGCAGAAGTGTTAGTAAAACAATTTCCACTAATTAAAGAACTCGTAGAAGGATAAGAACAATGGATGTAACCCAGTCAATTCTCTCAGATATTGTTGTTTTCAATAAGTATGCCAAGTTTATTCCCGAGATCAATCGCCGAGAGACTTGGGAAGAACTGTGTGAGCGTAACATGGTTATGCACATGAAGAAGTACCCAAGTATCAAATCAGAAATTAAAAATGTGTATAAAGAATTTGTATACACCAAGAAAGTTCTTCCTTCAATGCGTTCAATGCAGTTCGCTGGTATGCCAATTGAACTTTCTAACTCACGCATCTTCAACTGTGCATATATGCCAATTGAACATCCAGTTGCATTTGCTGAACTGATGTTCTTGCTTCTTGGTGGTACTGGAGTTGGCTATAGCGTACAGAAACATCACGTTGAGAAACTACCTGCAATTGTTGGGCCATCAGAGAAGCAGCGACGTTTTCTTGTTGGCGATTCCATCGAAGGCTGGGCTGATGCAATTAAAGTTCTAGTCAAAGCCTATACAACAGGTAAGTCTGACCCCGTATTTGATTTCCGAGACATTCGACCCAAGGGCGCTTTGCTTGTAACGAGCGGCGGTAAAGCTCCTGGTCCAGATCCGCTGCGTATCTGTATTGATCAGATTCGCCAGATTCTCAATGGCGCAATTGGCCGTAAGCTCAAGACAATTGAAGTTCACGATATCTGCTGCTTTATTGCTGACGCTGTTCTTGCAGGTGGCATTCGTCGAGCTGCAATGATTGCGGGTTTTAGCCTTGATGACTATGACATGCTTTCTTGCAAGTCAGGTGCATGGTGGGAGAATGCACCGCAGCGTGGTCGAGCCAACAACTCAGTTGTACTTCGTCGTGGTAAAGTAACCGAAGAAGAGTTCAAGCATATCTGGGATCTTGTTAAATTGTCAGGAGCAGGTGAGCCTGGATTCTTCTGGACCAACGATGAAGAACTGTTCACCAATCCATGCGCAGAGATTTCACTTCGCCCATATCAGTTCTGTAACCTGACCGAAGTTAATGTATCTGATGTTCATGATCAGGCAGATTTGAACGCAAGAGCAGCAGCAGGCGCATTTATTGGTACGCTTCAGGCAGGATACACCGACTTCCACTATCTTCGTAATGTCTGGAAAGAGACTACCGAAGAAGAAGCATTGATTGGCGTTGGCATGACGGGTATCGCATCTGGTGGTGTTATTAATCTGAATCTTGAAGAAGCAGCAAAAGTTGTAAAAAAAGCAAACAAAGAAATCGCTGATCAGATCGGCGTAAACTGCGCAGCGAGAACAACGACGATCAAACCATCAGGCACAACCTCTCTTGTAGTTGGATCATCTTCTGGTATTCACGCATGGCACAATGACTATTATATTCGACGCATGCGTGTTGGAAAGAACGAAGCGATGTACAACTATATAAAGAGTAACTTCCCAACTTTGATTGAAGATTGTGTATTCAAGCCTCACCTTGAGGCAGTGCTCTCGATTCCTCAGAGAGCGCCCGAAGGAGCCATCCTTCGTTCTGAGAGTGCTCTGCATTTGCTTGAGCGTGTTAAGAAATTTAATATGGAGTGGGTTCGCAATGGACATCGTACAGGCGCTAATTTCCACAACGTATCTTGCACCATTTCTCTTAGAGAAGATGAGTGGGGACCAGTTGGAGAATGGATGTGGGATAACAGGGATAACTACACGGGAATATCAGTTCTTCCATATGATGGCGGAACCTATGTCCAAGCCCCATTCGAAGACTGCACCCGTGAGACATTTGAGGAGATGGTAAAACATCTACATGATATTGATCTTTCTCAAGTCCATGAATATGACGATAACACCGCGCTGACCGATCAGGCAGCTTGCGCAGGAGGAGCATGTGAAATCAAATAAAGTGAAACTTCATAAGTTTAGTATTATTACACCAACACACATTAAGAATTCTTTTCTTGATGATCTTTATGATAGTTTGGTTGAGCAAACTTATGAAAATTGGGAGTGGGTAATTTATCTTAATGGTGTTGGTTCACCTGATAAAGTTCCCCCGAGAATCAGGGAAGATTCTCGGGTATCTATCTACAAAAGTGGATTTGATAACAACTGCGTCGGATTCAATAAACACCAAGCATTTAATCTTGGCGAAGGTGATATTCTTGTTGAAGTTGATCATGATGATATATTGATGCCTAATTGTCTTGAAGAACTAAATGAAGCATTCCAAGATAAAGATGTTGGATTTGCTTTTAGCGATTGTGCAGTATATCATATGACTGATGTGTTTTATCCATACAATTCCATATATGGATGGACATATAAAGAAGTTGATTGGAAAGGTAAAAAACTTATCGCAATGGATTCTTTCCAACCAACAAGCCATAGTATATCTTTCATTTGGTACGCCCCAGACCATGTTCGCGCATGGCGCAAGTCTGTCTATAGAGAAATTGGGGGCCATGATCCAAGATTAAGTATTTGTGATGATCATGAGCTAATGATTCGAACTTATCTTAAAACAAAAATGCATCACATACCAAAAGCATTGTATATCTATCGAATCACTGGTGACAATACTTGGCTTGAAAGAAATCAGCAAATACAAGATACTACTGTAGAACTGTTTCAAAAACATGCATGGGATCTTGCTTGCAAAGACGCAAGAGATCGCAACCTTTCGATCGTAGAAATTGGAGGCGGCATCAATCCAAGAGATGGATGTGATATTAATATTGATTTAGAAGAAGGCAACGTTAAGGCTGATCTTAATGATGGTATACCACTTCCTGATAATTCAGTCGGTGTGTTAAACGCATCGCATATAATTGAGCATCTTCACGATAAACATAAAATAATGTGTGAGATATATCGGGTTTTAGCTGATGGTGGTTGGGCTTTTATTGAAGTTCCTAGCACAGACGGTAGAGGAGCATTCCAAGATCCAACTCATGTTAGTTACTGGAACCAAAATAGTTTCTGGTATTACACCAGAGCTGATAAAGCAATGTTCATTCGCAACAAAGATGTTAGATTCCAGTCGTTCAGGCTTGATACTATTTGGTGGGAAGATCAAATCGCCGTAACTAATGCATGGCTAGTTGCAGTCAAGTCTGACAAACGCAGGCCTCATCTATTGAGTATCTAATGGCATGAAAATTGCAATTTTCTACATGATAGGCCAATATGGCGGTGATGATAATTGGAATGCTTTGTACGATGAACAGATCAATTCAATTAAAACAAGTGGGCTCTATGACAATATAGAATTTATTGATTTGTTTGTTAAAGGGCAATCTCCTGTTTCTTTGGATAAAATTTCCGATAAAGTAAATAACATAACTTATCTTGGTGACTTAGAAGAGGATCGCCCAACAAATAGAAAATTGTATAGAGCCTATAATCAAATTATGCAGAGAATATGGGCTTTTTCTGCTGCGAATCCAGAATATAAGATATTGTTTTTTCACTCGCTAGGTGTTTCTAGGGATTCAGAGATAGGCAAAAGGTCTGCGCAATTCAGAATGTATTTCGAAAAAATTCTTATCCATAATTGGAAAGATTGTATCAATGCCCTTGAACATTATGATTGCGCTGGCGTTGAATATATCCCTCTAGCAACGTTCCGAGGTGGAGAAATTGAATTTCCTGCGCCACACTACCAAGGATTTTTTTGGTGGGCCAACGCCAATTATCTAAACAAACTTGATCCTACATACTTCAATCAAAACGTTCAATGGCAACCATATTTGTGCGAATTATGGATAGGCTCTGGCAATCCAAAAGCATATAGTTTCTACAACACCTGGAGAAACAGATATTACGACGATTTGGGCGATGTTCCATATCAAGAAATTCTGGAAAAGTCCAGAAAGCATTTCTCTGAACTTAGCAAGAAGCGTAGGATTGCCTTTGTAATGAATTCTGCAAGTAAATGTGGAGTGTATGAATATGGCAAATTAACTCTACAAAATCTACAAAAATCAAATAGGTATGAGTATGTTTTAATTGAGGCTTCCAGCGAAGAAGAATTCATTTCAAAGTTTGATAGAGAATATGATGGGGTGATATGGAATTGTGGCCCATTTGGTTGGATGATGAATTGTTTATCCAAAATCAAACAAGAAGATATTCCAAATTTTGTCATAACTGGACATGGCTCAATTTATGAGTTTGCAAATATCAAGCAACATTTTGTTTGCGACCCAACTATAGAACAAGATGGAAAAATAGCATTAGAAAGGCCTCTGGTAAAGTTCGAGAATCTGGACAATAACCCACCAGGAAATGTTATTAAAATTGGTAGCTTTGGATTTGGTGGGTGGAATAAAAATTTCACAGGCATAGTTGAAGCTGTAAATCAACAATTTTCTGAACCCGTAATGATAAATTTTAATATATCATATGCTGATTATTTCGAGTATAGTATTGAGCGAGGAACTTCTCATGTCATAGCAGAAAAATGTAGGCAATTAGCCAACCCTAACGTTATAATAAACATTAGCCATGACTATATGAATATTGAGGATACTGTTAGATTTTTAAACTCTAATGATATTAATTTGTTCTTATATCATGATGTTGGCCCAGGAATAAGTAGCTGCGTTGATTTTGCTTTAATGGCAGAAAAACCTTTGATGGTTAATAGAAGCAAAAGTTTTAATAATATAAATTGGAAAGAAGAATTGTTGTTTGATTGCAACACTATAAAAGAAGTTATAGAAAGGGGATTGGAACCAACTAATGAGTTTAGATCTAAGTGGTCAACAGATAATATAATCAAAACTTTTGAAATAGAATTTGGCAAATATATTGGAGTTAATAGATGAAAAAAATATGTATGATCACCATGTTTAAAAATGAAGCTCATAGCATAGGGAGAATGCTTGAATCTGTAGCTCCATATATTGACTATTGGGTCATTCAAGACAATGGCTCAACTGATGGTACGCCAGAAGTAGTTAAAGAATGGGCAATGAAATATAGAATAGATGGGCACCTTTATAAAGTAGAAGAAGGTTGGGTTGGGTTTGGTTGGAACAGAGATCATTTGTTACAAAGAGCCAAGAGTTTAAATCATGGTTGCAACTGGATCATGAAAATGGATTGCGATGAAGTCCTTGAAGTGGATCCTAGTTTCGATTGGTCTATTTTTGATGATACAAATATAACTGCATTTTCTGTTGCAGCATTAGGACCTGGTATTATTTACCAAAGAACTTGGATATGGAATGCTAAATTGAATTGGAAATTTCACCATGACCCAGCACATGAAACAATTTATTTAGATGATGGTGTAACAAATGAAAATTTCAGTATGCATTCGTTGCCTAAAGAATTTAGGATGAAAGCTGATGATTCAGTTAGGGGCGAAAGTTATGTATTGCCCACAAAATATGTTAGTGATGCTTTGGCTCTAGAAGAAAAATTGATTCGTGAGCAGAGTTTGTTTAAAGACTGGTATCATTTTTGGTATATTGGTAAGAGTTATGAGGATGCATTTAAATGCCAATCATTTCCTTTGGGGGAAAAGCAACAAAGGCATTATGCCGAAAGGTCTATATTTTATTATAAGGAATGGGTAAATTTTCAACACGACTACGATAGAACAAATCAACCAAATAGGCTTTGTGAGATGGGATACTATGCTATGAATAGCATTGGAAATTCTTATCGATTTCTTGGCCAAACAGAAAAGGCTATAGAATATTTCAAAAGAGCGGAACCTTTTTGTTCTCGTAGAAACGATCATCTAATTTGGTTAGCAGAAACGTATATGCATCTTGGTGATTTTGATGAGATGCTGAAATATACAACAGAGATAATGAAACCTGAACGAACCATGCCATTTCCCGACTTTGTGTTTATTATCAGCACTGACATGTATCACGATACCAGTGAATATCCCAAAAACCTGCATAATGTTGCACTACAAAACGCAACCAAAAAGGAAGAATCGATGAACTACTGCGAACTCAAAAATCAATTAACAGTTAACCCAAACAGAAAGAAAAGAATTTTTGTTGTTGATGATTTTTATGCTGATCCGATTGCGGTTCGGAATTTTGCTCTTGGGTCAGCATTTGAAGCAAACAATAACTGGTACAAAGGTAGTAGATCTATTGAGAAATATAGACCAACTGAGATCAAAGAAGCATTTGAAAATATAATGGGCATTAAGATTCGCGAATGGGAATCGCACGGAATGAATGGCAGTTTCCAATATTGTACGCCTGAAGATCTGCTAGTCTATCATTATGATTCTCAGACTTGGGCTGGTATGATTTATTTGACGCCAAACGCACCATATGATTGTGGGACTTCTTTGTGGGCTAGCAGAATAACTAATGCTAGACATGTTGATCAAGATCCAGAGGATAGAAGTTTTGCTGGTGGATTCTACGATCAGACTAAATTCGAATTGGTTGATACTATTGGTAATGTGTTTAATCGATTAGTTCTTTTTGATGCAAGGTGCTTCCACTCGGCGTCTAAATACTTTGGTAAGACCATTGATGATTCCAGATTGTTCCATCTATTCTTTTTTGACTAATGCACTTTAGAAGTATATTCATATCAGACGTACACTTAGGGTCGAAAGATTGTAAGGCTCTTCATCTTTTAGATTTTCTCAAAAATAATACCTGTGACACATTGTATCTGATTGGTGATATAATTGATGGTTGGAAGATCCAACAGAATAGGTGGAGATGGGATCAGAACCATACCAATGTAGTTAGAAAGATCCTAAGCTATGCAAAGAAAGGAACCAAGGTAATCTATGTTGCTGGTAACCACGATGAGTTTCTCAGAACATTTATGCCCTATGAGTTTTCTTTTGGTAATATAGAAATAGCAAATCAGTATGAGCACATCGGAATAGATCAGAAAAGATATCTTGTAGTTCATGGTGATATGTTCGATGGAATCAACAGAATCGTCCCTTGGGTTAGCTTTCTCGGCGATCGATCCTATGATTTTGTTTTAACGCTAAACTCAAAGTTCAATTGGCTCAGAAGAAAACTTGGATTTGGATACTGGTCGCTTTCCAGTTATCTTAAACATAAAGTGAAACAAGCAATAGCATTTATGTATAAGTTTGAGAATAATTTAACTTCTTATTGTAAAAAAAGAGGTTTTGATGGGGTTATCTGCGGTCACATCCATCATGCTGAAATTAAAGAAATAGATGGAATCATATACATGAATGATGGCGATTGGGTCGAATCGCTAACTGCTTTGGTAGAACATACAGATGGACAATGGCAGATAGTGACATGGGCAAACATAGAATCTTAGTTGTTACTGACAATCTAAAGGATCAAATCAATGGAGTGGCTATCACTTTTAAGCACCTTGCTAAGGAAGCTGAACGCTCTGGGTATGAGATGCACTTTCTCGACCCTAGCGAATTCTTTCATTTTTCTTTTCCTGCCTACAAAGAGATCAAACTGGCTTTTCCGTTTAGAATCAGCCGAAAAATTGAATCAATACAACCCGATTATATTCACATTGCCACCGAAGGGCCAATTGGTCTAGCAGCTAAGTTATACTGTGATAGAAATAATCTATGGTATAATACATCATATCATACTAAATTTCCAGAATATATGAAGAGTTTGTATGGTATACCAACAGATTACACATACAAATATCTTCGTTGGTTCCATAAGCATTCTGGGGTTGTTCTGACAACAACAAAATCAATGAAGTCTCTTCTGATCGAGAATAAATTTGATGGTAATATAGTAGAGTGGACTCGGGGAGTTGATATGTCCAATCTAACTGGACTTGAAAGAGCGCCAGATAACTCAGTGCTTTTTGTTGGAAGGGTTTCGAAGGAAAAGAACATAGAAGAATTATTGAAACTCCAAGACAAGTATAACATAGTTATTGTTGGCGATGGACCAGACAGGAAACATTTAGAACAAAAATATAAAAAGGCAAAGTTTGTTGGATACAAAACAGGGAAAGAACTGTTCCAATATTATCTAAATGCATCTGTATTTTGTTTTCCGAGTAAGACGGATACTTTTGGTATTGTTATGGTAGAGGCGATGAGTGCAGGAACTCCTGTTGCTGCATTCCCAGTAGTCGGTCCAATCGATATTGTTGATTCTGGCATAAACGGAATTCTTGACGATAACCTAGAAACAGCTATTGATAGATGCTTTGAACTTGGTAGAATAAATACTAAGGAATGGTCTTGGGAAGCATGTTGGAATATCTTTCATCAAAATTTGATTGAGGTTTAAATGAGCGGAGACTATGACTTTGGATTCTCTTTTGCTGATGCTGAAGAAGCAGCAACAACAGCAACCCAAACAACAACGCAGCCAGTCGCAACAACTGATGATCTGAAAGTTTTGCAGGATAAGATTGATGGTGTTCTGACACAGCAGTCTCAGTATATCGAAGCATTCTACAAAGCCAAACTCAAAGAGGTAGAAGGTTTAATTCTGCCCCTGCTTTATAACCTTATGAAGAATCCTGATAAAGCCTACATCAAGTGGGAAAATCGAGTTCCTATCATTCAAGCTCAAATTGACAAGATAACATCGATCACTAGAGATGTATGATAATCCTTGGTTGTATCAAGGCAAACCATTTACTTCTGAGATGATTGGAACAGCTCAGGGCTTTGTATATGAAATTACCAACCTTGAGACTGGGAAGAAATATATCGGCAAAAAGAACTTCATATCAGTCAGAAAGCTCCCGCCTCTCAAAGGTAAAACCAAGCGCAGAAAAAAAGTTGACGAATCCGACTGGAAAGAGTATTATAGTTCTAGTGAGCAGGTTAAACTTCTTGTTGAAAAGAAAGGATCTAAGTTGTTTAAGAGAGAAATACTGAAGCTGTGTGAATCAAAGGGCTCAATGTCCTACTGGGAAGCAAAGCTACAGTTCGAGAAAGATGTGTTGTTGAGCGATGACTATTATAATGAATTCATTGGCTGTAAAATACATGCCAAACATCTTAAGGAAAAATAATGACTGAAGAAGAGAAGCAAGCTGTTGCTGATTGCGATTTGATTATTTGGTATCAATTGAACTTAGAGTATATGAACTCAAGATATGTTAAGTTAACTGATAAAAAGAAAAAAGATAGAAAAACTGATTTGGGGTATAAGTACAATATTCTGCTGTTTAAAGAACAAGAAGAGCGAGATAAAGCGGAGTTGTTCTCGGCTATCATTGGCGACGAGATGGGGTATGTTGAGCGTATGGGTAAGTCAGGATATTCTGGCTTGATGTTTCGAGTAAACTCGCATAAAATAGATGATATAAAAACTGCATTGTTTGAGTTGTTGGAAATGTTTGGATTTAGTGATAAACTAGTTCGTAAATATCTGAAAGAGGCAAAGTGATATGCTATTTACACGTGAAGATTTGATCAATCGTCTCCGCAACGGAGTTGTGTCTGTAACGTTTGAAAAGGTTGACGGTACAGTTCGAGTAATGAGTTGTACGCTACAGTCGCAGTACCTGCCTGAAGAATATCGAAACAAGGCTCCAATGCTCACCGAGGAGACTGGCAATTCCATTGCTGTCTGGGATCTTGGTGTCAATCAGTGGCGTTCATTTCGGGTTGGATCGGTGCGCGACGTTAAGTAATTGATTTGTAACGAGTTTTTATACTAGTTTTTCTAGAGATATCTTAGTACAATGGTATCATGTTTCATCGAGAGTAAGACATGAAAGCGAAGACTCGCAATCGTATTATTTCCAAGAACAAGAGCGACGAGCCCACGTGGGATAGCACCAAGCCAGCCACTCGAGCGCAGATTGGTGCAGCGCTGACTTGGTATGGCGTAAACATGAAGCAGGAGGACGCAGCCAAGTATCTTGGCGCCAAGAACCCGAAGTGGGTTGAAGGTTTCGAGACTCTGGCATGGTCTAAGCGCATGGTATCTCGTGGGTGCGTTCTGCCTCATCCAGAGTGCGATACTGCGGCCAAGATGGAGCAGGAGTACAATAAAAAGATTGAAGAGCTCGCAGTTCCCGTTGCCAGCAAAAAAGTTGTCAACATCCAGGAGCTAGTCGAACAGAAAGCCCAACAGTTCATTGCTGATCTGGAGGGATTGGTCGATGAATATGGCATCACAGGCAACTATCAGAAGATGGACGCATACAAGTGGATGACCGATAACGGAGTGAAATCCGCTCATGTTCCATTCATCATCAATCACTTCAAGAAGGAAGCAGCCGAGCCTATGCTCGCGGCCGAAGGCAAGGACGCCGATCTGGTCGAGGGATACTCCAGCTACACGAAGAAGCGTATGATGAATCTGCTTCGCTGTTATGGGGCTATTGTAGCGGACGCCAGCAAGTTCCTTGAGAACAAGAAGGTTGCCCGCAAACCTCGTAAGAAGAAGCCCATCTCAGCCGAGAAGAAAGTTTCGAAGATCAAGTACATGAAGGCTGATAACAAACTAAAGCTGCAGTCTGTCGATCCTATCAAGATCGTCGGTGCTTCCCAGCTCTGGGTCTATAACGTCAAGACTCGAAAACTCGGGGTCTATGTGGCCATGGATGCCTCAGGCCTATCGGTCAAAGGTTCCTCAATCGAGGGTTATGCTGCCAGCTCCTCAATATCCAAGACTCTTCGAAAGCCCGAAAAAGTTTTGCCTGACGTTGTCAATGGAGGTAAACTAGTTCTACGAAAGGTCATGGATGGGGTGAATTCCAAACCTTCCCTTCTTAATGGTAGGGTTAATGCGGATACAATCCTGCTAAGGGTTGTATAAATAGTTTGGATTCCTCGGGGGGTATTTCAATGCTAAAATTCAGCGGAGAGAAACTTTCAAAAGAAGAGATGCTATACCTGAAACTTGCAGCCAGGTTTACTCTCGATAAGTACATCACCAAGTCAAAGCAACGAAAGATTGACGTTGATGTGATCCTTATCAAGGACAAAAAGGCAACATGGGGCGGTGAGTGTTGCTATCTTGGGGTTGAACAAGATCGAAAGAAGTTTGAGATCAGAATACAAAAGTCATTGGTCAAGAAGGCCAAGAAGATTGATACTCGAATGAAGGACATAGTGGCTACTCTTATTCACGAACTAATTCATGTCAAGCAGTATACCAACAATCAGCTGTTTGACTATGTAAATGGCTCAGTACGATATGAAGGTAAGATCTACAAAGACACAGATAACTTTATTGAATACTGGGACAGCCCATGGGAAGTTGAAGCCTATGGTCGGAGCGTTGGAACCTATGAACAGTTCAGGCGCATTTTAAAACTGAGAGAAAAAGAGGTAGCCAAACTAAACCTATGAGTAAAAGCAGAAATTACCGCGACTATGATGATGATAAATTCGAACGTCGTGCCCGAAGAAACCTGAGAAACCAACAACAAACGAACCAAAGGGAATGGAAGTTTGATCCGCGCAAAGATTATAACCGAGAAGAGTGGGAAGAGCGAGAACAACTAATCAGGAGAATTCAACAATGACACCAATGCAAAAGAAAATCGCTGATCTTGAAGCTAGAGTCCGAGCACTCGAACTTCGTCTTGGCGAAAAACAATATTCAAAGATCGACGATAATCCCCCAACCGTTGAGCATGCATTTGCTATCGTGCAAACATTGAATGCCGCCAAACAGCTGGCTACAATGAATTTGAAGAGCGCGGATCCGAAAGCCAGAGAGCTCAGTGGGGAGATTTTATCCTGGCTGGAAGCTATGGGTCGC